AAGGTAATTTTTCAATTTCTTATTTCCAAATTGGTGATAGTGAGGTTAGTTATAGTGCCGCGACAAATTATAATATAGTTAACAACAACATTTTGATGCCAGCATTTAATGCTCAAAATGACACAGGTTCCCCACAATCAAATAAACAGAACATTAAATACCCATATTATGTTCAAGGTAATAGTGGAGGAACTTATGGTATTCCATTCTTGGATAATAAGATTCAACCTGTATACAATTCTGCAGGACCTAAAGGGTTTTTTGTTACTGGGGGTACTCAGGGTAACTGGTCGGCTCAAACAAGTTCTGCGTATACTGTAACATCTAATTATTGGGTTGATATGACCACATTGACGGGACAAACTACTGTTGATATTGAACTTGACCCTGCGTTTTGTGCCATCACATCAGGAACACCATCAATTAACGATTACATAACATTAATATTTGATGGTAATGGAGGTTGTGGTAATATTGGAACATATCCTGTACTAACTTATAGAATTCAAGACATTGACCCAACAACAGGGACAACGGCAACTACGGTATTTACATTGACTTTGGACAGAAGTTTACCTGATTATTCATCTATTGCTGTTAGTGGTAATATGGCTCGAGCTTTGATTTATCCTTCAGGGATGACTCAATTATATGATACAATTACTCCAGCACCTTATTGGCAAACAGATACTTTGAATTTTGAATCACCATGTGATATTACAAATCGTGAAAATACTGTAATATGGAATATGAATATTCCTTGGTCGGTTAATCCTGCTGGTTTATTCTCAAGTCAATATGAAAGTTATAATAGTTATGGTTCGGTTTCTTATTTGGGAACTAAAGAATATTTGGGATATCAAACTGAAAGTGCTCAAACAGATACAAGTTTAGTTTATTATTATAATTCATTTGATGAACAAGTAGTGGTGACTCCAAGAGAACAAAAGGCGATTGGGATTATACATTATACTAATCAAGACATCGATAACGTATATGGTGAAAAATTCTCAACAGTGCCTTACGACCCTCAAAATCCTAACGATGATATTGGTTTAGCAAGACATTTTAAATTAACTTTACCTACGTTAATGTGGCATAAATCTTCAGGTTCAAGTATTGGTGAAACGTTTTATATTGACCCTGCAGGATATGATTTGTGTAAACCTTACTACATTAAGTCAACTGAAAATATTGACATGAATGACCCAGGTATTAGATATTTCCATTTATGGGATACAAATCCTGATAGTAATGGTAATTTAAATAGGGTTGGTAAAGTATTCCCTGACCAAGAAATTGTTATCATTGACGATGAGGAAATAATTGCCGCAATGTCTTATAAAGCAAATAGAAACTGGACTTTAACCGCACCTAAATTATCCCTTATTACACCAAACACTTGTGTTACAGGACAAGATGCCACAGGTATTCTATCCAACGATACTCAAAGAATGTGGGTAACTTATCGTTTAGACTCAACAGGATTTACAAATTCATTACACTGTAACTATTATTCCGTTATTCAAGGACCAAGCACAGGATGTACTATTGAATCTCAGAACGTTGCGGTAAGATTTGGTAATGAGTTCCCATTCTTATCTGAAGGAGCTCTTTCAGGATATTCTGCAAACTCATTTAAATTATTGTGTCAAATTGTAAGTGGTGACACACAACCAAGTCCAACGGCTTGGAAAGAAATTGATTTTACAAGTGAGATTAGTGGAACAAGTGTTAATGGATATTTGACTGTTAGTGGTTTAACGGGTAATACCTTCCAAATTACAAATACATTATATTCATCCGCTCCAACATATAATTTGGCGAATTATATTGATATACCTGAAAACGGATATCCAGAAATATTGAATTTTGGTGATGAATATTACTTCTACGGTAATTTAGAAACAGACATCACTGCAACAATCTATGAAATGAGATACCTTATTAATTTGGGTAGAAACCAATTTTCCAACACATCAAACCCAACATGGACTTCGGGAACAACTTCATATGTTACTGAAATTGGGCTTTACGATTCTAATTATGACCTTATTGTTATATCTAAACTACAGTCTCCTGAATTAAGACAAGGTATTCAGCAGTATGTGGTTAAATTAGATTTTTAACATGGCAAAAAACATCAATAAAAATTCACCCAAAGTTTTGGGTTTAGACGTATCAACTAAAACTATTGGTTGGGCATTATTTGACATTCAAACAAAAGAATTGTTGGAGTTAACTCACATTTCTCCAGTACCTAAACCAAAAGTTGAAAACAAAATCGAGGAACTTATTCTTAAGGGTAACATCTTTAGAAAAAAACTTGAAGATTATGTTGGTATGGGAATCAGTAGTGTTGTGATTGAGGAACCGCTATTAAACTCAAACAACGTATATACTGTTGGAACACTTATGAGGTTTAACACTTTGGTGTGTAAAGAAGTGTATGATGTTCTTGGTATTGTCCCTGAATTCATTTCAACTTACAACTCAAGAAAGTTTGCGTTCCCACATTTAGTTCAACAAAACGACAAGGGTAAACACGTTTTATTTGGTGGTCTTCCAAAAGATACAGATAAAAAAGTTATTATTTGGGATTTGGTTGCAAAACGAGAACCACAGATTACTTGGCAATACACCAAGAACAATACCTTGAAAAAAGAGAATTTCGACCAAACAGATGCCTATTGCGCGGCACTTGGTATGATGAAACTCAAAGAAATTTGGTAAATTAAAATATTATCATTATCTTTGTCGTATGAGACATGTGATAAATGATGATGAATCCAAAGGAATTAAGAAAGCAATCAAAAAGTTTTCGGGTGGCGACATATCATTTACAAATGGAACTTTAAGGGGTTCATTTAAAATTACAAACTTCAGAAAATATCCCATGCATCATGAAATTGATGTTGAGTTCAAAGGCGAACTTTTTGGTAAGATAAATGTTCTTGAAGGTAAAAGATGGCAGTCATCTGACATTTATGGTCAAAAAAACATTTCCAAAATAAAAATTAATAAATTAATCAAAAAACACCTTTTAACCGAGGTTAGAAGTCATGCAGTTTATTTTGGTATTGAAATTAAATGGATTGACAATATAAAAAAAATAACATGGATATAATTTTAATTATTTGGACACTAATGATGTCCTTAGCGGTAGTATTTGTAATCATTGAATACATTGTAGGTTCAAAATTGAAAGACGGTAATCGTTTCAAAAATTGGTGGAGAAAAAATGTTATTGGTTTTTGGAATAGTAATCACCCACGTGTGTAGTTAAAACCAAAAAATTTACTATATTTAGTGTATGTCAGATGAGGTAGAGGTTTTAGTGGAATTGTTAAGAGATGTGTTGGGTCATGAGAAACAACACTACGAGTCAAAAGGTCAAATATCTTTTGACTGTCCTGTCTGTGCTGACGAGAAAGGACTTGACGGTGGAGATGGAAAAGGAAACCTTGAAATCAACTATTCAAAACACGTATACAAGTGTTGGTCTTGTGGTGAGACATACGGTACTCAAGGACCATTAGGGAGATTATTTGATAAACACGCAACCAAAGCCCAAAAGAAAGTATACAACCTCATCAAACCTGAGGAATTAAAACAACAAGATGCAAAGAAACCAAAGTTAAAATTACCTGAAGGTTACACGACCTTTGAAGATTCTAACGCAAGATTCATTCCACATATCGAAGCTATGAATTACCTCAAGTCAAGAGGTATCACGGATGAAATAATCAAGAAATATAAGATAGGATATACCGTTAGTGGTGACTTCGCTTATCGAATCATCGTCCCATCATTCAACAAAGAAGGAACGTTAAATTACTTTGTTGCAAGGGCTTGGGTATCAAAGAAGATGAAGTATAAAAATCCATCAGTACCAAAAGATGAAATCATATTCAACGAAGGGTTGATTGATTGGTCAAAAGACGTTTATTTGGTTGAGGGGGCATTTGACGGATTCTTTCTAGAGAACTCAATCGTGATGTTAGGTAAGAAGATGAGTAAGTTATTATTTGAAACCTTATACAACAATGCCAAAGGTAATGTGATTATATGTGTGGATGGTGATGCGTGGAAGGATGGATTAAAACTTTATCATGAATTAAATGGTGGAGTGTTGTATAATAAAATAAAAATCATTAAATTGCCGATGGATAAGGATATCTGTGATTTAAGAGGACAAATAAATGAATACTACTATGAGATTAAATGATGTTGCTAAAGAAATAAGAGAGATTATTTCACAAAAACAATCAGAACTTGGTTTGACGTTTGAAGAGGCAGACCACAAATATACAATGAACGGGAGAACTGATTACCCGTCAGTGTCCAAAGTATTGAAAAAATTCTACACAGAATTTGCAACAGAAGAAGTTTCTTATAAAGTTGCGAAAGGTGACCCAATTAAACAACAAGAGTTGATAGCTGAATGGGCAGCGGCTGGTGATTACTCTACCAATATGGGTAGTCGTGTTCACTTTGTTTTAGAGAGTGAGGTTATCAAAAAACACGGAAGTTATAAAGAGGTTAGACAACCTGAATTTGAATGTGACTTAACACAAATCATGAAGGGTGATAACATGATTGTTGCTGGTAAAAAATACCTTAACCTTATGGAAGAACGAGGGGCAGTATTACTTGATACTGAGATGGTTTTGGGTCATCCTGAACTTGGTTATACAGGTCAACCCGATAAAGTATGGTTGATGATGAACCGTGAGAAAACTGAGTTTGGTATTGTGATTACCGATTGGAAAACAAACAAACCAAAGAACTTTACTGTAACAAATTTCACTAAGAAAATGTTACATCCATTCGACGATTATCATGACACTGCTTTGGGTCACTACTATGTCCAACTACCACTTTACGGTAAGTTATTATTGAAGATGTTGGAGGGTAGTAAGTATGGTAATATTAAACTTTATGGTTGTGTGATTTCCCATCTAAAAGAAGATTCATTATATGATGAATACAAAGTTCCTCAAAACATTATTAATATTGTTATGGATATGGATGTCAATCAATATTTGACAAAATAACCTTAATTGATTAAACTTATAAAAAAACAAATATGAGCGATTTAACACCAAAAGTTAATTTAAGAGATAGTGAAACTATCAAATGTGAGAAATGTGAAAGCATCTACTTCCGTGAGGTGATTTACATTAAGAAAGTATCTAAATTGTTGACAGGTTCTGCTGAAGATACCATCGTACCTTTCCCAATTTATAAATGTGATTCTTGTGGACACGTAAATAAAGGATTCAACCCTTTTGACGACGCAGAACAACCAAAGATTACATTGAATGATTAATAGATTAGTTCACTTTTCTGACCTACACGTCAGATTATTTAAGGACCATGATTTATATCGTGGTATACTACAAACAGCATTAAAGGAGTGGGAAACATTACGACCAGACCGTATTGTTTTCACAGGAGATTTGGTTCACTCAAAAAATCAGATGACACCCGAATTAGTTGAATTCGTTGCTTGGGTTTTATCTGAATGTGCTAAAATTGCCAAAACTATAGTTATCATTGGGAACCACGACTTCCTTGAAAACAACAACACAAGGTTGGACGCTCTCACTCCTATTATTGATTCATTGAAGAATGACCAAATTGTTTATCTTAAAAACCGTGGGGTTTATGAGGATGACAACATTAACTGGTGTGTATATTCATTAATGGACCATAACATTCCACCTGACATTCAAAAGTCAGATAAGACAAACATTGGATTATTCCACGGACCTATCCAAGGTTTATATACCGATATTGGATATAAGTTTGAAGATGGATTTGACGTAGATAAGTTTAATGGGTGTGACTTGGTATTGTGTGGAGATATTCACAAACGACAAGTGTTCGACATCCCTGGTAAAAAGAAAGCCTACATGATTGGTTCAACTATTCAACAAAACTTTGGTGAGAAGATTACCAAACACGGTTATGGTGTGTACGATGTTGAGAAAGATGAGTATGACTTTGTTGATTTACCAAATCCAAAACCATTTTTGGCGTTCCGTATTAACTCAATTGACGACCTTGTCAATGGAGCTGAAAAATTAATGAACTACTAATGGATATCACCTTCCAACTTGACTCAGGTCAGTATAAAGATTTGACACGATATTGTGAACTAAATAAGTTAGTTCCTGAAGATATTGTGAAGAAATCTTATTTGGAAGGGTTTATGATTGAAAAGTATGGATTATTGGGAAAAACGGTTAATGAAGGTGAAAAACACTTAATAAAGGAGGTTATTGTTGAAAAACGGGTGGAAATACCTGTTGAGGTTATCAAAGAAGTTGTTAAGGTAGAATACGTTGAGGTCCCTGTTGAAGTAATCAAGGAAGTAACTGTTGAAAAATTGGTTGAGGTCATCAAAGAGGTACCTGTTGATAAAGTGGTTATTAAGGAAATTATCAAAGAGGTTCCTGTCGAAAAAATTGTAACAATTTACGACAACAGTAGTGAGAATGAACTGTTGTTAAAAATACAACAGTTGGAGCAAGAATTTTCCACTAAAACTACCGAAATAGGTACAATTAAACAAGAATTTTCCACTATAACGACAGAAAACGAAAATATTTTCCACTATAAAATGTCTAAGAAGGATGAAGAACTAGATGAACTTAGACGAACTTTAGATGAACATTTAGCCAAACCACCAGTCGAAAAGATAGTGGAAGTGGTCGTAGAGAAGGAGACAACGGACAATTCATCAAAGTCTAAACTTGACGCATTACAAAACACTTTAGCTAAAGTTAGACAAGAAACTTTGGAGAAAGACAAAAAAATAAAAGAATTGGAACAAACGATTCAAGAGATTCAAAAGTTCCAAGACAATAAACAAGCCGTCTACTTAAAGGGGTCAAACCTGGACGATAAATTATACAAATAAAAAGAAATATGATAACACAAGAAATTTTAGACACATTTATCTTCGATACAATCGGAGGGGAAAAATTTGGGGTTAACGACCCACTTACTCATGATGAGATAATCGGTTATTATCCAACAAAGGAAGAGGCCGAAGAAGCCTTTAAACAATATGTTGAAAAAGAAGGAATAATTTTCGAATAAGATATGGTACAACTATTATTATGGATGGTAATGGCTTACGGGTTAAGCAACATCTTAGTTTACGGTTCAATCTTCAACGGACCAAGAAATTTCATTTTCAACCAAGCCGACCACGGGTTTAGAATTTTCACAGGATTTTTTAAATTCCTTAAAGGAATGTTATCTTGTATGATGTGTACACCTGTTTGGGTTGGATTTTTCTTCGGAATTTTCTTATATTCACCTGTACACGAAATGCTCGAAGTTCACAAGTATTACTCATGGTTCTTTGATGGCATGTTAGCTTCAGGAGCAGTATGGGCAATCAACGCAATTATCGAGTGGTTCGAAGTGAATCGACCATCACCTAATCATTAATTAAAAACAAAACAAATGGGAAAAAAAGACAAAGAACACCGTAAGAAAGTTCAAGCGAGAAATCAAAAATTAAAAGCGGCTGACAGTGCAATGCAAAAATTATTCCAAGAGTCAATGAAAAGACAACTTGCGGAATTAACAAAACAACGTGAGGCAGAAATGTCAGGAGACACACAAAACCAATAAAATGAAATGGGATTTATTCAATCCACAACCAGAATTTAATTACAAAACAATGTCAACAAAGTTAGACGTAGAATCGTTGGAGAATCCTTATATTCAAGTGGTATGGGAAGACACACCAGAAAACTTCACACAAGAAAGAATTAAATCGGTTAAGCAATATTTTCAAAAGAAATATAACTCAACCAACATTAATGTCATCTCAAAGGTTAAGACCACAGAAGACACACAACAAACGATTGATGTGTCAGTTAACATCATGGATAAGAACTACCAAAGAGAACTTATCAAGTCAATGTTGGAATCCAAAGGTCAAGAACAATATTACGAACAAGTAATGGGAATTGATTCTGCGGTTGAGAATAGATTGACTGCCAACGATGTTGAAGTTACAGCATTTAAGAAATGGCACATCAAGAAGATTGAATTCAGTAACTTCTTATCTTATGGTGAGAACCAAGTTATTGACTTCGACCAATGTAATGGTATTACCGTGGTTGAATCAGACCCACCAAACTTTGGAGGTAAGACCGTATTAACGGTAGACTTATTATTGTTCTTGTTCTTCAACACAACAACAAAGACACAGAAGGCCGAAGAAATCTTTAATCGATTTACCGATAAAAACACGGTAGTTGTTAAAGGTGACATTATCATTGACGGTGAGGAGTACATCATCGCCCGTAAGATTGAAAGAAAGAAATCTAAAGCTGGCGAATGGAATGTTAAAACTGAGTTAGAGTTCTTCAAGAAACTTGCTGACGGACAACTTCAAAACTTTACAGGTGAACAACGTAGAGAGACCGAGAACTTCATGAAAACATCTATCGGTAGTATGGATGACTTCTTGATGACAATCGTAACAACTGCGTCAAACCTTGAAGATTTATTGGAAGCAAAACCAACAGCCCGTGGTCAAGTATTAAGTAGATTCTTGGGTCTTGAGTTCTTGAAAAAGAAAGAAGAAACTGGTAAAGAAATCTATTCTGAGTTCTCAAAGGGGATGTTATCAAATGTATATAACACAGAGTCTTTGAAACAAGACAATGATAGTTCATCGGAACAAATCCAAACACTTAAAACTCAGATTGAAGAGTCTGAAACAAAAGTTAAAGATGTTGACTTGAGATTACAGAAAGGTCAGGAGTACAAAGACAATTTATTGAAGTCAAAATATTCTGACATCGACCAAGAACTTATTGTCTTAAACCCACTTAAACTACAATCAGACATCACAGACTTTGATGGTTCTTGCGAAAGACTTAGAGGTCAAATCAAAGAGGTTAAGATTGTTGAACCAAAAGAGTTTTATCATGAAGACAAACATGATGAGATTAAAGAAGGGATGAAAACCACAAACGGTGAACTTATCCTCGCTCAGAACAAAGTCGAAGAGATTGAACAATTGGTTAAAAAGTTTGGGGACGGTATTCAATGTGAACACTGTGGAATCAAATTGATGGAAGCGGCACTCACAAAGAAAAAGATTGATGAGTTGGGTGATTGGGAGAAAAAGGTTGACACCTTATCCAAAAAATGGAAAGACCTTGATTACAAAGAGAAAACGTACACCCAACTTAAGAAAGACTTTGACGAATATGAAAAAAACAAACTTATCAAAGAGAAGTATGAAGTTCAATTGGAGTCAGGTGAATTAAAACTTCAACAAGCAAAAGACAAACTTAAACGATACGAAGAGGTTCAAGATAAGATTAAGAAGAACAATGAGATTGATGCTCAGTTGGTGAAGGCTGGTTTACGTATTGATGAATTGATTAACGAGAAACGTAGTTATGAACGAATTCAAACCACAAACCACACTCAAATCGAAAACCTTCAAGCTCGTATTGAAAAGAACAATGGTTTCATCTTGAAAATTGCCGAGGAGTTTGAACGTGAAAAGATTTACAAGATGTATGTTGATGTGTTCGGTAAGAATGGTATCACCAAAATGATTATGAGAACCATGATGCCGTTGATTAACTCTGAACTTCAACGATTACTTCAGGACTCATGTTACTTCAACTTGGAGATTCGTATTAATGAAAAGAATGAAGTTGAATTCATGATGATTGATAACTCAACTGGTATTGAAAAACTGATGGTATCGGGTTCGGGTTATGAAAGAACCATCGCGGCTATGGCATTGAGAGCGGTACTATCAAAAGTATGTTCACTTCCAAAACCAAACATTATTGTATGGGATGAGGTCTTTGGAAAGATTTCAAACGATAACTTAGAAATGGTTGGGGAGTTCTTTACCAAGATGAAGGAATATTTTGAGAAGATATTTGTCATCACTCACAACCCGTTGGTGAATAACTGGTCAAACAACGTGGTCAAGATTACCAAGACCGACAATATTTCAAAAGTCTCACAGTAATGTGGGGCTTTTTTTTTGACTTCATAATTTTTTTATCCTACCTTTACTTGATTAAACCTGTATAATGAAAGAATTATGTTTTAACAAGAAGGGAGTGAATTATACACCCCTCCAATATTGGACAACTGATAAGGACACCAAAGTTGCTATTTATCAAGGTAGTCGTGGGGAGAACCCTGACCTTGATTTTATTGTCAAATACAAAGAGAAGGGTAAGAGACTACGTACACCTTCACATACTCATTGGATTGTTGATTTGTTGGTTAAGGCTGAATACAATAAGAACTTATTGTCGTCGTATGTGAGCGACTTAATTAACGTGTATGATGGAACAACACCATTCAATAGTGTTGAGGAACGTGATAGATATGAGTTAACCCATATGAATGACATGGAGGATAAGTATTGGTTATTGAACGGACACGGATATTATAGTGTAAAGACATTAACCTCGTTGGTTGAGTTGTTCTCCAAGTGTGAGAAACAATCCACAGGTGCTTTTATGTTCAAGACACTACTTGAACTGGTGAAGGACTACTGTGATGGTAAAAAAGATTTTTACCAAATTGTTGGGTATTCTAAGCGAGTTTAAATAAATAACCTTATCTTTGTCAAAACAAAATATATGAAGAAATACTTATTGACCATTTTCGGTAAATTTGAGGAGAAAGATTGTATAACAATTGCAAACAATCTACAACCGATTGTTGATTCTCAAAACCTAAAGTTTCAGTATCGTGGTAATGTAATCATTTTACACTTTGGTTCTGAGTACTTACTTGATGATATCCATGAGTTCATTAAGATGACTGATGATGTTGAAGAAACGTTTGACATGTTTATCTTGTCTGAGTTTAATGACACCGTATCAGTTCACATGACTGATGGTATGGACGAACATTTATTCAATTTGGATGTAGAGACTGAGAACATCGACATGGTTAAAGTTACACCAAAAGGTAAGTTTGAGTATTATGATGATGACGACACTGATGACATTGCGTTGATGTTGTTGAATGAAATCAAGAAAAACTTAAATACTCCATCTTTGGACCAACTATTGGACAAGGTGGTGGAACACGGAGTTGATTCGCTTACTCCTTATGAAAAAGCAACATTAGATAACTATAGCCAGAAATAATATGAAAGAAAAATCATCAATTCCAATTAACCAAGAAGAGATTGCGGGATATCTCAAGGACATTCGTAGAATCCGAGTTATGACACCTGATAGGGAGAGAGAACTGGCAAAACAGATGTTATCTCCTGATGTGACAGAACGAGAGAAGAAAGAGATTCAACAGGAGTTGTTGGAAGGTAACCTTCGTTTTGTCATCACGGTGAGTAAACAATACCAGAATCAAGGATTGGATTTATCTGACTTGATTGCTGAAGGGAACTATGGTCTTATGAAGGCTATCGAAAACTTTGATTGGACCAAAGGATTAAGATTCATCTCTTATGCTGTATGGTGGGTTCGTCAATCAATCTTGCAATCGTTGAACGAGAATGCAAGAACCATTCGTCTCCCTGTTAATGTGGTTCAAGAATTGCATCGAGCGAAGAAGGAGTTGGACTCAGCGGGAGTTGAATTACCTGAGAAATTTGCAACCTTACCTTATACCATTAACTTGGACAATCCATTAAATGAAGAAGGTGACACCCTATTGGATATCTTGAATAATCCAAATGCGGAATTAGCTGATGCTAATCTATCAACTGAGGACACCTTGAAGAAGAAACTCCTCGAAATGTTGGACGTGTTGGACAATCGTGAACGAGTAATCATTGAAGATTATTTTGGATTGACAGGTAATACCAGGACATTGGAAGATATTGGTGGTGACTTTTCATTAACCAAAGAAAGGGTTCGACAAATCAAGGAGAAGGCTCTACGAAAGTTAAGAAACGAAACGTCAAGTTTGTTTGATTATATGTAAAACTAAATAAAGGGTGTATTTATAAGATACACCTTTTATATTAAACTTAAAACAAAAACAAAAAAATATGAAAAAATTTGTAGAGAAAAACTTTGTGATTATCGTATTGGTAATTGCATTACTGTCCTTTTTTAAGGGATGTGGTGATGGTAGAGAACTTGCTAAAATTAGAAAAGAAGTTGAGGCAATCAAAGATTCGACTTATACTAAACAAGAATTAAACGTTGAACTTCAAATCATGGGATTGGAATCAGAAAAAAGAATGATTCAGGCAACCGACAGAAAATTGTTGGATGTTCAAAGACAAACTCAAATTGAAGAAGAAATCAAAAAATTAAAATCTAAATAATATGAATTGGGTTCAAAGAAATTTTAGAAAGATAATCTATGTTGCTTTCTTGGTTCCAATCTTGGCAGTTGCTGGTGTGTCAATTTCACACGTAACAACTTGGTTTGGAATATCAAATCCATTCACTTGGGCGATTTACCTTTCAATCGGTGTTGAGATTGCTGCGTTGTCTGCAGTTGCGGCTATTTCAGCAAAGATGGGTAAAAAGGTTTATCTACCGTTTGGTATTGTAACATTACTTCAATTCATTGGAAATATCTTCTTCGCATATCAATATATTGATATTAACGGACAGTTGTTTAAGGATTGGGTTGAAATGGTTGACCCTGTTGTTAGTTATCTTGGTGTTGAATCAGGAGACCCTATTGGACACAAAAGATTCTTGGCGTTATTTGCGGGAGGTATGTTACCAATAATTTCTCTGTCCTTTTTGCACATGTTAGTTAAGTTTGAGGAAGAGGGAAAAACCGAAGCTCCTCAACCTGATATCGATATCGAAGCATTGAGTACCGAAGCAGGAAAGAAAGAAGCTGAAGTTGAAAAAGAAAAGTATGCTCCGACTCAAGAAGATTTACAAAGACTTGAGGACGAATTAAGACGAGTTAACGAACAAAAATTTGGTAACTTAACTGAGGAAACTTCTGACCCAATAAATGAAGACCAAGTAAGAAGGTTAAGTTATAGTAGACGAGATGCTTAATATTGAAAAATACGGAAATTTCAAAACAACGGGTAAACAAAAAAAGAAAAGACAAATAATTTTATGTCATACATCAAGGGAGGTTGAGGAATACTTGACCTCCCTTAAAGTTAGATACAATTCCAAGTATGACAAAATTCCCAACTATATAATCACCAAAGATGGGAGAATCCTTCAACTACTTCCTGATGAAGGACATTCAAATTTTTTTATGGAATCCAACATAAACCGCAATTCAATAATTGTGTGTTTGGAAAATTTGGGTTGGTTAGAAAAGAAACCTTTAACTAACTATCATATTAACTGGAAAGGAAGTATTTATAATCAAGAAGTTTACGAAAAAAAATGGAGGGATTTCTTTTTTTGGGAACCATATTCTGATGAACAAGTTAAATCTACCGCAGAATTGTGTATCCACTTAATAGAAATACTTAACATTAAAAAAAGATGTGTAGGTCACAACACAAGATTTGAAGGTGTTGAACATTTTGAAGGAATTGTCTCAAAGAGTAATTTCGACGGAAAGTACACTGACTTAAACCCATCTTTTAATTTCGAAAACTTTACTAAATTAATAGACAATGGCGAATACACACAATGACCGATACGACGAGATTAAGTCGTTATTAAAGAAATCAAGAATGTTGCTTGAGCAAGATACTCAAGACAATGTTGCTGCGAGTATTGAACAGAGAATTGACCAAGACCAAGATTATGAAACTGCGGTTAGTAATAGACAACCTGGTGATGATATTGAAGATGGTGAACAATCTCCAAAAGATAAAACACAGAAGTATAGAATATCAGGTGGAATCTTAGCATTACATGGTAAGGAAAAGAATGATTTGGATATCACTAGTGATGAGAAAATTGCTTTCCAAGAAAGTATGGATGAGTTCGTCTCCGAGGTTTCCGATTTGGTTGATTTTGACACATTAAATGTTTACCAAAACAATGTTGATTGGTCTGGTAAAATCATCGACCAAGATATTGAATTTACATTCACTATTGGTGAAGATAGTGGAATCTACATTAATGGTGAAATGGTTAAAGTTGACGAAGATTTTTTAGAAATGATTAATAAATTACAACAGTTCTATCAGAAGTTCAAATCCAAATGGGGTAAAGTACTTGCAAGTAGAAAGAAAACAAAAGAATCACCAGAATAATATGGAAACGGTTAAAATTTTTATAATGAAAAATTACAAAACAATTCTTGCAGGTTTGCTCGCGTTGTTTTTATTATATTGGTTCATTTTTATTCTTACACCAAAGAATACCATGTTAAAAGAGGACCGAAAAAGAATTGAAAAACTTGACAAGGTTATTACAGAACTTAATAAAGAACAAGATAAGTTAGAGAATCAAATAACTGAAGTTAACAAAGAGATTGACCAAATCGAAACAAAAGTAACCAAAATAAAAAAGGATAAAACTAAAGTATCAAAAGAATATCATGAAGAAATTAAGCGTGTTGATAACTATACTGAGCCTGAGCTCGATAGCTTTTTCACAAACAGGTACCAATAATGAACCCGTTAAATGTTTCCCAATACCAGTGGTGAAACAGATAACAAAAGATTTGTTGAGTGGAGATTCTGCCAAAGCTCAATTAAAATTAACTGAGCAACAACTTGCGGAAACTGAAAAGATTGTCGAGAAGAAAGACAGTGTAATTTCAATTATGAAAGTTAAAGAGGAAAACTATAATTCAATTATTACCGCTCAAACTGAAAAATATTCTATTTTAGAGTCTCACACCAAACAAGTTGAATCCGACTTTAAAAAATTGAAAGTTAAACATAAATTCACTTCAATATTGTCATACGGTGTTATGGCGACTTTGACGTTCTTTTTAATTACAAAATAATGGCACTTACAGCTACAGATAAAAGAGAAATTGAGACTATGGTTCGTAAAGAGATTAGGTCTTTTATGGACAATAATACTCTTAAACAATTTGAGGACAAATTGATGGATAGGATTTCAAAAGAGATTAAAAGGGGTAAACTTACTGGTGATGTGAAAGAACTCACTTTAAGAATGTTCCGTGAGTTTTATCAGTTCATGTGGATGAACCGTAGCTATTGGGAGCCAAGATTAAGAAACGCATAATATGGGAAGTTCTGTTAACGTATTTAAAAACGCTATTGATAAGGCTTTTACGGGCCAACCTAATGTAAAAATTAACGCTGCAACTATGGGAGATGCTTTAAAATATAAATCAGGTTTTACTGAAGAAAAAAATGAAGACGTGTCAAAAGACAACCAAAAAGAAATGGTTGATGGTATTGTTGACATCGTCAAACAAGTCAAAGACATTAATAATAGAAAATTGATTGTTAAAGATATGATTAAGAAATTCAAAAAAGAAAACATTAAGACAGACCTCAATAAATTCATGAAAGATTGTGGAATCAAAGAATCGACAAAAAAAGAAACTAATGAAGTTATGGATGACGAATATGAATATGAAACTTTCTTGGAAAAAACCAAAAGATTAAAAAAATCCGCAAAAGACCAATTCAATAAAGACCTTTTAGGTGACAAGGATTATATTGATTTTAAAAAGAATGCCGAGTTCAAAGATGAATCAGGTGTAACTCGTAGTCATGGTACTCCACATGCTATTAGTAGAGACCCATTCATTAAAAAGAAAAAATATAGTAGAGTAGGTAAAGAAGAAGCAACCGAAGCGACAGGTTCGGGTTCTTCAGGTGCATATTCAGGACCTGTATTTGGTGGTGACGATGCGTTTTGGGAGAGAAGTAGGTCTGAAACACCTAAGTTAAAAGAAAGTGATGTTGAAAAAGTTGAGGCTAAAGAAGCTACTACATCAGGTTCTGTTGGTGGTTATGAATCCCCTTCAATGTGGGCAAAATCTACTAAGAAGAAAGATTGGGGACCAAGTAGAAAAACTCAAATTCCTGGTGGTGGGTTTGTTAAAGTAAAAAAGAAATGTACGAAATTCCCATATTGTAATCAGGGTGATATCAATAACCTTAAGATTAGTAAAAACGAATCGGTTAAAGAAGCAATTGAAATGGTTGCTAAGAAAATGGGTATAAGTCCTAAGGTTGTAATGACAATTTTGGAACATGAATACGAAAACGTAAATAAAAGAGTAAAATAAGATATTTATATTAAAAACGTAAAATGAAAAACTTTCAAGAAAGCATCGATAATTTAGTATCCAAAATCCTTAATGAGGAAATTGATGCTAAAGTTAAACAAATAATGGAGAACAAAGGTGAGTGGGAAGAGGAACTTCATGGTGGTCAATCTAAGATTGATGTTGCAAGTCCTAAAGGTAAAATCACCGCTGCCGATTTTAAAAAATTAAGAGACGCTAAGTCTCACAAGAAAGAAGTTGAGGAGTATTTTTTAGATGATGACGATTCTGAAGAAGAGGAGGCTGAAGAACTTTCACAAAATGAACCAACTTATGTTGGTAGAGGATTGAGAGATAATAAAATTATGTCTAAGTTAAAAAACGCTTTACACTCATATAATGATGAGGACGAGGAAGAATTGGATATTGAAACTGATTGGGCTCAATTAGAGGAAGATATGGATTTTGAAGACGAAGAGGACATGGAAACTGAATACGATAGTGATGATAGTGATTGGGAAGAAATTGATTTAGACGATGAAACTGATTGGTCTCAATTAGAAGAAAATGATATGTTTGGTTCATTTGATGATGAACACGGTTGGTTTGACAAAACTGATAGAAAACATTCAGGTGAGTTTGATTTTGATTACGATGAGGAAGAATTTGAAGATTTCCCATCATTAATGTCGAAACATGGTAAAAACCAAAGTTGGTTTGGACCAAATGACGGTGAAACTTTTTTTAATAAATACAAAGAAAAGTTTGGTGGTAAACCATTCAGAGTTAGAACTGCTAAGAAATTAGAAGAAGATGAAGCTACTGAAGGTAATGCTTTTAGTGGCGCCTTGGCTCAAGCTAGAAAATCAGGTAAAGATAGTTTTGAGGTTGACGGTAAAGAGTATAAAGTTAATGAATCTGAAGATAAGTGGATTCAAAAAACAGATATGAAAAAAGGAGCACTACACAAAAAATTAGGTATTCCTGAAGGAGAAAAAATCCCTAAATCAAAATTAAATTCAATTAAAAAAGACTTGATGGCTAAAGCTAAAGGTGATAAAAAATTGTCTGCAGCTGACTCTAAATTGTTAAAACAAGTTAATATGGCATTAACCTTAGGTGGTTTAAAAGAAAGTAAAAACTCTTTAAAGTTAACTGAGAATGAGTTAATTGATATGATTGAGATGATTGTTTTACAAGAGCAAGAAAAAGTTAAAGATTCTGCAGAAAAAAACACATTTACGGTTAATAAACCTCAAGGTTTAAAGAAAACTGAAAAAGCTCAAGGTGAAAGTAAAAAAGAGAATGATGACTACACTCAAGAGGTAGTTAAGAAAATGAAAGATTACATGAAAGATATGTTTTCAGGAGGAAATGGTTATGAAGAAAATCCTGATGATTTCCCTCAAAGTAATTATGACATGGAAAAAGAACATAATGAAATGAAATATCATCCATCAGATGCGGTTGAAGAATATATTGAAGCGTTTGCATATCCTGGTATGACAAATCTTGTTTATGATGAGATTAAACCTGAAGATAAAAACATTGAAAAACAAATCAAAGGTGATTCACAGAATGGTAATGCAGTAACAGGTAAAGATGGTAAAGCACTTGGTAATGTTTCAAAAAGAAGTGAAAAAGTTGGTGAGAGATTTAAGAAAAACTTTGATGAGAATTTATATGGCGCGGAACAACAAAAGGCTTCATATAAAAGACAATCACAACCAGTAGATGTTGCGGGTAATGGTAAATCAAGTGGGACTTTAAAATCTAAACAACAAGGTGCTGACAAATCAAGTTCGATTAATAAGGCAACTAAAATACTTAACACATTAGAGTCAACTGAAGATAAAGCAACAAAGGTTATCAAAGAAGACCTTCAAAAAATGATGGGTTTAATTTCTTACAATAGAAAAACTCAATAAAAATTCACATTTATTAAACTTTTATTATATTCTCCATAGACTCATACTCTATGGAGAATTTTTTTAATTGGATGGCAAAGCCCTTACCTAAAGACGAAATCATAATTTGGTTTAATGTTCATAACATGACTTATGAAAAAATTGAACTATATGGTGATGTCTTCAAATCATTAAATCAAATTATAGTTGATACATATCTTGGGGATGATATATCCGTAACTAAGATAGTTTTATCAGATGAAGATAAAACATCTCATTTTGAATGGTGTTGGAAAAAAATGATAGATGATTTTAGACGTGAAAACATATTGATAAAATATGACGGGGAACACAAAGAATATTTTAAATCATTCTACATGGACACTTTCTACAATCAAAAAGAAGATAGTGTTAGACAATCAATCCCAAAATTCCTTAGAGAAATTTTTGATGTTGGTAACATGTATTCAAAATCTGATTTAGATTTACTAACTGAGTTATATAAATTAATTGAAAAAAATTCAGAATAAATGTTGATTCTATTTACACCAGAGGGGAAAAACTTATAATTTGGATTATAAATAAACTATTAGAAACAAAAACAAAATGGAAACATTAGAACAAATCAAGGTATTGACTGAGCTACTTTCAGTAGATACTACAAAATTTTTCGGAGGAAACAAAAGTGCAGGAACTAGAGCAAGAAAATCAGCACAAGAGTTGAAAGCATTACTTCAACAATTAAGAGGAGAAATTTTAGAGCACAATAAGTCAGACAAGAATGCATAATATTGACACAATATATCTTTTTATATTTGTTTTTACAATATTAGTGACATTGTTGAATGTCTTAAAATTTTTAAGAGCCCTGTTACAAAAAGAACCAAAACCCTTGGTTCTTAGTAACAGGGAACTTATCCTCTTAGGAGTATCAATTAGTTATTTAGTAACATATCTATCACAAACATGAGTTTTTATAAAGAAATAGTACCATTCGTTGAATACATCCATTCAATTAGAAAATTGGAATCATATTTAAGTTTTGATATGAAATTCCCAACAAAGTGGTCAATACCTAAAAGTATTGTGGATGAAGGTCAAGTTATAGGATTTGAAGTTGAAGACCCTAATATGAAGGGTATTACATTTATTAGCCCAATTGGAGAAAAAGAAGTTTCCACAATAATCGTTAAGATTGGTAAAATTATTAAATTAAATAAAGAACGAGAATTGAAGGAACGATTGTTTAAACAAACTGTTGAACAGTTAAAACAAACTTTTGAAAAAACTGATTTAGATAAATTACAAAATCTGTATTTTGATTTTGATGTGGAGGATGAATTAGATACTGATTTAGAATCCGAAATAGATATAGACGATGAGCAAGACGGACAGGAGTCAACAGCTACTGAATTGGTTCAACAGTGAAAAACTAAAGGACCAAAAAGAGCTTGATAAGGGCAAAGAAAAAATAATCAAAGAGATTAAAGGTCTTACTAAAGACGACCTTTTCCCTAAACCAAAAAAATTAAGTATATGGAAGAAAATAAAGATAATACTCTTGGGACAATAGAAAAGTTAGCATTGATTGCTGAATCAGTCCAAACGTTATTTAGTGGTAAGGGTACAATTATATTTGAATTACCTAAGGGTGAATATACTAGTGTGATTAATCACTTCAGAGAAGTGGATAGACACCACAAACAATTTTCAATGGATATATCAGGAACTGAGTTCCATTTTATCTTGGACGAGAAGGATAAGTCGTAAACTTTCTATAAAGAACTTTCTTATCGAATCCATTAGATTCCAACAAACTATACAAATACTTCCTTTGAGGTGACGAGTAATCTTTAATAAAGAGACAGTCACCTCTTTTTGTTTTAAAGAAGTGAGATGATAAACAATCAATAAATCTTGAAGATTCTTTTTCATTCTTCAATGAAAATAATTTAATGTCCTCGTCTTTTTGTATAACAATTTTATTATTTAAAACCGAAACCATTTTTAATCCATCACCTTTAAGATAAGACTTGATTAAGTCTTTTGTGGTTATCTTTATCTTTTTCTGTACATCGTATATCAATTCTTCTTCTTTGTATGGTTTCATTTGTAGTATAGACATCCCATCATCTTCCAATTTAACTTTAATGTTTCTACCAAACTCATCAGTAATATATACAGGAGCGGATTGGTTAGTCCTCATCTCAATTAAACCCAATTCAAGTTTACATTCTTTGGCGTTTTCGATGGTAGTTTCAAAGATTACCTCATCAGATTCACCAATTAATTTGTTAAAAAACGATTTGGCACGAGATAAAGTAACAAACTTCTTTATTATTCGTTTTCTTTTTTTATTTTTGAATAAGACTACCAAATAGTTCTCCATATATGAATAATTATTACGAAACTTTGGGCGTAAGTAAAGACGCCACTCAAGATGAAATCAAGAAGGCTTATAGAAAGCTAAGTAAACAATACCATCCCGATGTAAATCCTGAGGGTGGTGAAAAATTTAAAGAGATTTCAGTTGCGTATGATGTTGTTGGGGATGAAACTAAAAGAGCTCAGTATGATAATAAGTTAAACAATCCGTTTGCAGGTAATGGAGGTATGTCGTACGAGGATTTGTTTAATCAGATGTTTGGTAACCAAGGACAGAATCCATTTGGAGGTAGACAAAAAACCGCACCCGACAAAATAATTAAAGTTCGAATAAACCCAATCGAATCATATAACGGTATAGACAAGAATATCCAATACGTTAAAGACAACCATTGTAATACTTGTAATGGTAGTGGGGGAGAACAACAAAACTGTAATACTTGTGGAGGTGCTGGATTCCAAATAAAAACATTTGGGACTGGGTTCATGGTTCAACAGATTAGAACCGCATGTCAAACATGTGCAGGACGTGGATACACTTTAGTTCATAGATGTTATAGTTGTGACGGTAAAGGGGTTAAACCAACAACCCATGAAGTTAATGTTAAATTACCTGTTGGTGTTGATAATGGTCAATATTTAAAACTTGCTGGTCTTGGAGACTTTAGAAACGGACAATATGGTGATTTGGTTATCCAAATAGAAATGGTGAACCAAGATGGGTTTGAAAAAATGAATAATGATTTGATTTATAATTTGTTCTTGAATTTACAAGAGATACAAGATGATAAGTTTATAATACCACATCCAAATGGAGAATTAACTATAAATGCACTACCTATTTTTGATTCATCTAAACCTTTAAGATTAAAGGGTAAGGGATTTAACGGTGGGGATATGTACGTTAAATTGAACGTTAAGTTTAATAAGGTTATTTAAAATAACTAATAATGTCGTTAATTAGAGTATAAGTACCGTATACGGTCATCCCTAATACGTAGAATCCTAATACTATCGCTCCAATCTGAAATTTACCAGGACCTTTTTGTTTACATGTTTTACAACCTTCTGCCATATTTATAAGTATGTTAATTGAACAAATTATTAAAAGAGTTCTTTATCAGTATCTTGACGAGAAAGAACAAGAGAAATATAAGAAACCTCGTAAGTATAGTAAATCATATTGTGAATCTACTTCATGTAAAGATATGGGATTCACTCAGAAAGCATCCTGTCGACCATACAAAAATTGTTACAAGTAAATTTGCCTTTTGATATTTTTTTCTTATTATTGTAAAAAGAAAAATTATGCTATCATACATCGGAGGTAAAAGTAAAATTGGAAAGTGGATTGTCCCTTTCTATGATAAAGATATTGAGACTTATGTTGAAACATTCGGAGGGATGTTTTGGTGTTTCTTCAACATGGACTTGAAACAATTCCCAAATCTTAAGAAGGTCGTGTACAACGACTTTAACCCACTCAACTACAATCTATTCCAATGTGTTAAAAATCCTGAAAGATTGTTGAAATCAATTAACGCGATTCCGTGTCAACAATTTGGTGAGGAAATCACACCTGCAATATATAAAGAACAATTTATCAGGTTCCAAGCTGAAATATTTGGAGATGGTTTCAGCGTACAACCTTACGATTATGATGTTGCTGCAAAGTATGCTTACGTTCTTACTCAGGTGTTTAGTGGAAGTAAACCTGAAACTAGTTCGTTTATTGATTTGAAAGGTAAATATAAATCAAAGTACCTTACATTCAGAGATAAGTTATCTAAACCTGAGTGGGTTGAACATTTCAACAAAATAACTCACGTTGAGAATATGGACTTTGCAGATGTGATTGCTAAGTATGATTCACCAACTACATACATTTATCTAGACCCACCATATTGGAAAACTGAAAACTATTATAGTAATCATGATTTTGATAGAGATGACCATGAACGTTTGGCGAATGTGTTAGATGAAGTTAAAGGTAAGTTCAGTTTATCTTATTATGATTTTGATTTATTACATGAATGGTTTCCTGAGGATAGATACCGTTGGGAGATGAAAGAGTTTGCTAAAGCAGCGGCTGCGAAGAAAGGAACAAAACAAAATATGGGTGAAGAGTTGTTAATATTGAATTATTAAGTTATTTTTGTACCGTCAATATATTTATAGTATAAACCAAAAAGAAAAATGAAGTTCACGTCGATTTTAAAAAGAGTCATTTTAGAGCAGTCAAGATTTGAATTGTTGTCTGACGCATTAACCAAACCATCAAAAGACAAAGAAGGTAATAAGGTTAAACCTAAAATGAGTAAAGAAGAGTTCAACCAATTAGTTCAGGCTGACCCAACAACAAGATTAAATAATGTTGATTTAACCGCTGCGGATTCTAAGGAACTTGAAAAGGTTAAAGCTGGTAAATACGTTCAGTGGTTGATTAAACAATACTTAATGCCAAAAACCGAAAGACAACCTGGTGAATCGGGATATGAACGTGAAGTTCAACAAGTGAAAGAAACTTTCATGGAGGATTTATATAAGGTTACAGATGACCTTGCAAAATTTGAAAAGTTTAAGGGTAAACTTCCTCAAGACATGAGAGATATTAACAAGTTAACTCCCGATGCATTATACGATGCAGTTAAGGACTTTGACTTGACTTTAGCAACAACTACAAAGGCTGAGAGACAATCAGCTCCTGTTCACCCTGGTGCTAAATTGGTATTCGACGGACCAACATGGAGAGTTATTGAAATTGAAAACAAAGGACCTGTAGGTAAAGAAGCTGCTTGTTTCTACGGAGGGCACAATAGAGAAACAAGATGGTGTACATCAACACCTGGTACAGACCAATGGTTTAATCGTTATATTAAAGATGGTCCTTTATATGTTGTATATAATCCAAGTGATACACAAGTTGCACCTGAAACAGGATTACCTGTAAATAGATATCAGTTCCACTTCCCATCCAATCAGTTCATGGATAAGGATGACCGTCAACAAGATTTGGTTCAGTTATTGAACGGACCAATGAAAGAGTTGAAAAACTTCTTCAAACCTGAATTTGCAAAAGGTTTAACAACTGGCGGTGAGAAATTAGTTATTGATAGTTTCAGTCATGGTGCGATTGGCAAGTTTATTGGATTATACGGATTGGATGATTTGATTGGTAATTTACCTGACACATTGAAAGAATTCCATATTCAAAACAGAGATAAGAATGGTTTAATCATCAACATCCCTGAAGAAATTGGAAGGTTCAAAGATTTGACTGGTATTATCTTGGACAACTGTATTGCAAGTGTTCCTGATTCAATCTGTACTTTACCTAAATTGAGATTCTTGGCATTGAACAACAACGAAAAACTTACAAGTATTCCTGATTGTATTGCGGATTTACCAAGTTTATACTTCTTGAATCTTAAAGGTAGTAACAACGTACAAGTTCCTGAATCAATCAAAGCTAAGGGTACTGAAATGGGACCAGGCATGTGGGACCTTCAAGACTAATTGTTTAACTTTTAAAACTTACTTTAATGAATGTTGATGTTGAAATATACATGAATGGATTTATCAAATTTTTCAAGAATAATCCTGATGACCTTTTTACGCTAATACCGAGAGGGAAAGAAGATGAGTTTTATGATAAGATTAGAGAGACTTCACTTAATAATATTAATAAAGGTGATGACGTTTCTTTAACTCAAAGACAAATTCTTGACATCTGTGTAGTCTTGAATGGTAAAGACCCAAATAGTCCCAAGAAGGAAAAATTGGAAAGTTTCATTATGGAAACAAAATTTGGAAACATTATCCTGAATTAAATTTATTCATTTAATAAAAAAGGTGGGGGACATTTTGTCTCCCATTTTTATTTTATTATATTTGTAATATGAAAGAGGTGTTATTTAAAAAGGAGTATTCAAAGTATGAAACGGTTGAACACGAACCTTATAGTCCTTTCCCTTATTTTAGAAAAAAAATTAAAGACGAGATACTTGGTTTTGATGCTGAGGTTGGTCCTGTTCCTACTAAAAAACACCCATTATTTATTCATAAAAAAACTAACGATACTGAAGAGGAGTTTGTTGCTCGATTTGCAGACCAAATGTGTTCTGTTCATATAATTAATAGTACGGTTGTTGTAGAACGAGATGGTGATAAAGTTGCTATCAAATTGTTTTATAATTTTAAACACAGACGACCTGGTGTTGTTTGGTTTAAACAAAGTAAGAACGTTCAGTTTATTAGTGTGAATACAAAAACGGGTGATGTATATGTTGGGGGGATTGATAATTACCATTTAAAGACAAAGTCGAGAAAACGAATAAGACGTAATTATTTTTTTGGTGAACCATTAATGGTGTTGGCTTCATTAATTAGAAATCGGCTCAGGATTCATAATAAGGATGTTGAAATTTCTAATGATGCTATTTCTGCGTTCATCAACGCGATTGACCCAAATGAAGGTTTTGGGGACCTGACTTGGAACCAAAGGTTATTCAAATTTTATCTGACCAAGAGGGGAGTTAAATTCCCAAATAATTTCCATATATATACTAGTGCTTGGTTTGGGCCTGAGATTAAAAAATCTTTGAAGAAAAATGGTAATCGAATGGTAGACGCTATTATGGATTTAAATAAATTTTCAGGTAAGAAGATTAAAAAGGCACTACATACTTGTGATGATTTGAATCTTCGTATGTATGAATATGGACGTAATATGTTTGGGGATGATTGGATGAACCAAGATGAGGAGTTAATCTTGAAATGTTTAAATTCTGATATTTTGTATTACCCACCTCATGAAACCTTCTTGGAGTTTGTTACCACTGAAGAATTGAAACGTGTGTTTAAGTTATTCAAACAGGTTATTATTAATGGTACTTTGGATGGGTCAACATTCTTTGACCACATTAGATTCTACACTGATTTAAAATTGTATGAACCTAACGTTAAATGGATGGCGTCTGACGATAATAGAAGTGATTTCAGACACGAACACTTGGATTGGACGGATAAGCTCCAATCGTATCGACAAGGTACGTATTATCGACAATATCCTGATTATACCTATACGGTGATATCGAAACCAATTACATTTGGTGATGGGGTGTATTACCCTGTCGTACTTGATAATAGTAATAACTATAACGAGGAGAGTGCGGTTCAATCCAATTGTGTTAAAACATATGTTGGCAAGGCTGGTTCCATTATTGTATCACTCCGTAAAGGTGGTGTTGACTCAGAAGAAAGGGCAACGATTGAATATAATATGACCAAAAGTTTAATGAATGAAAATGTCCATATTAATAGAGTCCAATCTTTGGGTAGGTTTAATAAGGGATTACCTGAAAATTGGAATGAGGTTCTATTGAAATTGGATGAACGTATGTTATATTATATAAATGAAAAAGAATTCGATACGGTTAAGATTAAAAAGGTTCTCAAGTCTGGTTTGGAACTTGAATCTTCTTCTAATTGGAACACTACTGGCCGCTTGGTTTGGGATACAAAAGAAATTAATGACTATAATCTATGGTAAGTAAACCTGAATATATAATAGGTATTGAAGATGGGAAACCATTTTCAACTTTGGAACTTGATGTTCCTGACGATTTTCAAAAGTTCTTGGATGGTCGTACATTCACCACAGTTTATAGTGATAATTGGATGGAGTTCAAGACAGGTGAATTTAAAACAAGAAGTAAAATATATTTAACCAAACAATCATTTTATTTATATTTATTTAAAAGTGCTATGGATGATAAAAGTTTGGCTATTTATTATCGAGAAGAACAATTAAACGAATTAAAATTATTTATAGGACAATTATTAAAAACATATAAGAATGGAACAACTAACAGCAAATGAATTAAGAAAAAAAATTAGCAACGGAGAAAACTTCGTATTGGACTTATATGCCACTTGGTGTGGACCGTGTAAGGTAATGTTAAACAACTTAGGTAAAGTAAACGAATCGTTGATTAGTGAATCAACTGACAGACCTAAATATAATATTTATAAATTCGATGTCGATAGCGACATGGATTACATGAGAGAGTTGGGTATTAGAAGCGTACCGACAATAAAAATTTTCAAGGAAGGTTCTGAAGTATATTCAAGAGCGGGTGTTATGTCACCAGCAGAAGTCCTTGGATTACTTAACTAATTAATATGAAAGATTTAAATGTAATAGTGTATACAATGAAGGGATGTCCTTTTTGTACAGACTTCAAAGAAATGTTAACTAATGAAGGAATTGAATTCTTTGATAGAGATATTGACGATTACGATGAGGAATATCAGTTGTTTACTGAAGTCACCGATAACGATATGATTCCTGCGTTATTAATTATTGAAACTGATAATGAAAAACATGAATCTTTCTTATATGCGCCTGAAAGAAATTATGATGAGTTGAGAGAGGCTCTCTCAATCATCCAAGAACACAGAAAAAAAGTTGGTCTGATTTAAAAAATTACAAAATCTTTAACTTTCTGTTTAAGAAAGTCATAATCCTCAAGTGGGTTGGTAACTTCAATAGACCAATCCACTTTTTTTATGTCTTTATCTAATGAGGACATGTCAAAGTCAAATACATCTAATATGGCAGACCTTAAAGTCTCATCTTCTTTTTGATTTGCGTTTTTAACTGAGAATGATACATCGCCATATTCATCTTTGGTTGTTGACATTGTAAATGTCAGAGTTGAAAATGGGTAATTGTATGGTATGTTGTAGAAAATATGTTTCCCATAATAATACATCAACCGTCCCTGTTTCAAAGAATAACCATGAGGAAACTCAGAACAAAAAATTAAATTATTATCTTCTGAGATTTGTTTTAAGTGGAAGTTATAATCGTATGAGTTGGTATTATCTAACAAAAATTCTTCACATTGTGTTTTATGGTATGAACAATTGGTCGAATTGTTATGGTAAGAGAAGGTTAAACTTTCTGATGGTCTTAACTTTGAATCGTACTCAATCAAATCTATCGTATGAGATAACTTTAAATCACCCATTAATTCTTCAAATTTTGTTATGAATTCGTCCTTTATTTTTGCAATGTCTAAAGGTTCTTTGTATGTGGTTTTACCTTTGATTACATAAAAGTTTAAACAGTCGGCGACTTGGATAATACTTTCCTCGTCTTTTGGAATTTGATTTAATATGAAATCTGCAAATAAATTAACTATTGATAGTTTGCTTGTTGGTGATTTTAATATCATTGGTATTTCTTTTGAAATTTATTCTTGTTTAAGTATAAACAATTAAATTCACAAAAAGAATATTAAATGTAATCGTTAAAGTATATATTGATATTTTTATCTACCTCTCTTGAGTCGGCGTAATCCGATGGGTAAACACTCAAACATTCGTCATCCTCGGTTAATACATCTATGTAACTCCCCCAATATTCGAGAGTACTATTATAACCCCACCCTTTGCTCCTATTCAAGTAATCTAATATATTACTTTCAAAGTTATGTATTGGGACTTGGAAGATTTCAACTTGGGTTTCCTTTTTATACTGGTGTGGTCTACTTGACCATTTCCCATTTGGCATGTCAAAATATTTTTCTAATTCACCTGTAACCTCTTTATATAATTTGTCTTCGTATGCGTTATTATATGAAGTCTCGTAGATATAATACAATTCATTTTTCAAATCAGATAACTCATCATTCATGATTTCCTTCATTGTTTCTTCATCATCAACAACTTCATCTATATTATCATTATTGATGGTTGAGTAATCAGTTCCTTGAGTTTCGGCAATTGATTGAAGTAATTCTGTTTGAGGTTCAATTTGAGAACCATTAAGTGTATCTACAATGTATTCTTTTAATCTTGTTAAGTTGGCTTTGGTTAATTCTTGAATTACATCTCTATAGACATTATCTGTAAGGTCATAACCATTCCATCCGTCCAAATCATTATCACCATTAAGAATGGATTCCACGGTACCACGAGATAAATCATTACGTCTATTATCACAAAACAATTTGGATAAATTACCACCTTTGTCGTTAGTTGTCAAATAAGGTTTACCGTCAATCATATCAACATCGTGTAAATATTCTTCGGTAATTAATCTATAAAATTCAGGCTTGTCTATTGAATATAAGAATAATAGATATTCATTTTGATGTTCATCTAAAATATCTAATTTATCGAAAAATCCTCGTCTATGGGCATATTTGAAAAACACATTAAGTTCATCATTAAAGTATTTCATCCATTCGGATTCATTACCATTATTATAATCATCTATTAGGTCTTCAATTTCCATATAATATAAATACGAAAAAAGGGACAATTTTCATTGTCCCCTCCTTAATTTCTTTAAACTTAGTTAATTACTTACTAGTTTTGTTTACGTTGTAGTACTTTTCAACCGTTTTTTTGATAGCTGCTTTGACACTTTCGTTAGTTTGTTGTCTCTGAGCCGCAGCCTGTTGAACCTGTTGAGGTGAAGGCTGTTGTGATTGGTTTCCATTATTTTTGCATCCGCATCCCATGGTATTGTATTTTAGTTAGTTTATTTGTTTCCTGATAATAAATACTATCTTTGTGGAAATATAAGACTAAAAGAATATTTATCAATTAAAGATACGATGGATTTTTTAAAATTAATACAAGAAGGTAGAATTGACGATTTCAAAGCCAAGTACTCACAAAAGTTTGGTGAGGAGAATATAAAGAAGATATTAAAGTCAGTCCCACAGAAATATTTGGACTGGGTTGGTAAACATATGGATGGGGTTAACTTTGACGAGAACCTTTCAAAGATTGAAACTGCTCTTAATGCGTTCCAAAAGATTTCAAGCAACCTTCCAATCACTGACCTATATCAATATAAGAGTATCGGTCAATTATTTTCAGCCTTAACCGATTACCAAACAAGACAAAGACGAATTGTTAAGAAAGTTGAGGGAGGTAATGTTGTATATGATGACGGTAGATTTTTTGTTGTTAATCCATTAACTTATGATACGTCTTGTTATTATGGTAAGGGTACTAAGTGGTGTACTGCAGCATCTACTGACCATCAGTTCAAAAGGTATAATGAAGATGGTAAGTTGTTTTATATATTAGACCGACAAGCACCATCTGACAATAAGTTCTATAAAGTTGCATTACTTCAAAAATTTGATGGGGATAAAACATATTATGATGCATTGGATGCTACGGTTAATAGTGGGTGGATTATCGGAACAAACAAATTGAATGAAATATTAAGTTCTGTTGACGACTATCTTAATTCAGAATATCCTGAACAAGTTAAGATTTTTAAGGATAAAGAGTTGGCTCGTAAAGAAAGAGACCGATTGGAAAGAGCAAGACAAGCTCAAATATTAAGACAACGAGAAGAGGAAGCTCAAGAAAGACGTATTGATAATGAATGGGCTTTGGGTCCTAATTGTCCTGATGAAGGTTTAAGGGCTCATGCCTTATTGGAGTTTTTATCTGATAATGGAGATGCTGAGATATTAACCAACTTGGACCGAGGTGAGATTGCCAGAATCGAAACTGAGATTGACCAACTTCAAGCAGAATTTGATAATGATGATGAAGTAAGAAATGATTTGTTGGCGGAGATTGGTGAACTTGAAGATGAGTTGGAAGAATTGGACCAAAAGATTGATGTTTACAATATCATCCCAACAGGTTCTTATTATGATACAGATGAATTTGAAGTGATTGGAGTTCCTGACTTGGAAGACCGTAGATATGCAGTTGGAAACGAACGTGAAATGCAATCAAGTGCTGAGGAATATGTAGAACAATTGATTGATGATGTAGGTTATGAGGGATTCAATTCTAATTTCGTGAGACAACACCTTGATTATGATGCAGTTATTGCATATGCCGAAGATTTATTTAATCAAGATGTTTATCAAAATCCTGAGATTTACATCGAAGAATCGGAAAGGGAATTGTCAAGAAAACAAGAAGAAGACGTTAAAGTTAGGGAAGATAAAATCCAAAGATTGAGTGAGTACATTTCAAGATTGGAAAGTGACATGGATGGTGAAGATGATGAAGAAATCCAAGAAAAAATTGATGAACTACAAGAATCGATTGATGAGATGGAACAAGAGATTGAAGAAATTAAGGAGGACCCAGAAGGTGACTTCCCTGATGAATTAATTGAAGAAATTATCTCAGATAGAGTTCGAGAAGCAAACAATGATATAGAAGGGTTTATGAATGAGTGGGGATTGGAATGGAATGAATATGTAGATAAAGATGCATTCATTAAAGCGGTTATTGATGAAGATGGTTACGGTCACACATTAAACGGATATGATGGAAGTGCCGATGAAGTTACTATTCAAGATGAGTTATTTTATGTTATGAGAATTGATTAAGATTTTTATTTGGTTATAATTGTTATATGGGGAGAAGAAAGAAAATGGCGTTTAAGCTAAATCCAGAGTGGATGTTAAAAGAACCTTTGGACTTTGAATATAACAAATATACTTTATTGGATTACATTCAAAAATGCGAGAAAAACTTAGAGAACTTTGAAATCTACCCAGACTTTGTTGAAATATCATTACACTTAGCCAACGTCCAATCTTTATTCAAAGAGAATACAATATTATTGACAGACAAGAAATTCCAATCTTGTGACGATGAAATCCTGTTAAAAGATTTATACCCAAAGAAACCAAGAGAACTTTCCAAAGAAGAGGAAGGTGAATTGGACAAGACCTTAAAATACTCCAACCACAAATTGTACGATGCTTTCAACACCGCCAAATCAATTTGGAACATGGTGTTTGATAGTGTTGAAATCTCAATTAAAAAGAACCGAGAGAACTTGGCTTCAGGGCGTGGTTATGTTTTCTATTATAGAAAATTCAATAACAACATCTATGTTTGGGAATACCAAATCAAGAAAAGAAGAGGTGGTGTGGATTCAAACAAAACGATTCTTACCAAGATTTATCAGAGTGAACCTGATGACACAACCCTACTTACAATTATCGAAAACCATTCAACATTTAATAAATTAAAGAATTATATATCATTACCTGTCTTTGAAATGACGTGCAACCAAGATTTCCCAATGGAACAAACCGTGGTACCAATTATGAAAAGAAAAATAATGTCATATATTTTTCAAATTGTTAATATGGCTAAGATAAAAAACTTTGACTCTGAAATTTAATTTTCCTATATTTGTGTCGTGGGATTCAATAAACGACTTATTAATTACGACAGAAGCTTGTCGGCACTTGAGAACAATAAACTGAAAGAGTATTACGGTAAGAGTGATGCTCTTTTTTTTATGGACCAAAAAAGTCGTGAGATATTTAAACTTCATGAGGAAGGTAAAACTGATAAAGAAATTTTGGAACTAATAATAAGATAATGGAAGATAAAATAACTAAAACCTTGATGTCTAAATTGAGACAACCCATTCACATAAACTACATCGCATCTCACATTCTTCGAGTTCCCGAAAGTGAGGCAAGAACCATCCTCGACAAACTCATGGAAGATGGTATTATTGAAGAATCAAAATATGCAAACGATTATTATGTGGTCAAAGCAGTGTAAATAATTTCAGTATGAAAAGAAAAGTAGAATACGTGTGGCTCGACGGATATAAACCTGAGCCGAACTTAAGAAGTAAAGTTAGAATATTGGATTTCAAATATGAAAACCTTATTTTATTGACCGATATTCCTGAATGGGGTTTTGATGGCTCATCAACTATGCAAGCAGAAGGATACTCATCAGATTGTTTCCTTAAACCTGTTAAGTTGTATTCTAACAACTCAGACAGAATTTATGTTCTGTGTGAGGTAATGGGTAGTAATGGGAAACCACACCAAACAAATGACAGAGCTAAATTAGGTAAAGAAGACAATGATTTTTGGGTTGGATTTGAACAAGAATATTTTATTCGCTCAGCTCATAATAAAGAAATCCTTGGATTTAATAGAGGAGGTGCGATTGACCCACAAGGAAAATATTATTGTGGTGTTGGTGGACAAATGGTTGGAAGAAGTTTGACTGAAGAACATTTGGATATGTGTTTGGCATACCATATTGGTATTGAAGGTACCAATGCTGAAGTTGCTTTAGGTCAGTGGGAGTATCAAGTATTTTCTAAAGGTAAGTTAACCGCTTCTGACGATTTATGGATGTCTCGTTATTTCCTTTACAAAATTGCTGAGAAACATGGATTACAAATTGAATTTCACCCTAAACCTATGGTATTCGGTGATTGGAATGGCTCAGGACTTCACACAAACTTCTCAAACAATAGAATGAGAGAACAGGGCGGAGAAGAATACTTCAAATCAATTTTCAAAGTATTTGGCTCAAGAACTAAAGAACATATCGATAACTATGGTTCAGACAATCACTTGAGATTGACTGGTAAACATGAGACTCAGGCAATTGACAAATTTAGTTGGGGTATTTCAGACAGAGGTGCATCAATCAGAGTTCCAAGAAGTGTTGGTGAAACATGGAAAGGTTATTTAGAGGACAGACGACCATCATCAAACGCCAATCCTTATAAAATCTTAAATGTGATTTGTGAATCTTTATCTTTAGCTGAAGAGTTGGACGAAACACTTCATATTATGTATGATGATGATGTTGACACAACCAAACTTAGTGAGAAATTTGGTGCAATGTCTAATGAGGATTTATTGGACCAATATCGCAAAGATGCTGAAACTGAATTTGACAACATGGTTGACTTAATGGAATCAAAGGCGAATATTCCTTCAGAGGAAATAAAATTTAATGTAAATCAAAATTAATATGAAAAGTACAGTAGTAGAGTTAATACTCACAGGTTGTGTTGGAATGTGGTTAGGTGCAATGATGATGTATCTAATGATTATTCGACCACTTCATCAAGAAAACGAAGATTTAAAAGAGGTTATTCATCAACAACCAAAGATTGGTTTTTACGAAGAATTAAAACAAGAAGACTATGAGTGAACAAGTAAACAATATGCCTGGACATAGAAATCCACCACTACCACCTGAAAGAGAACAAGTGAACCACCCCCAACATTACGGTGGACAAGATAATCCATATGAAGCAATTAAAGTAATTGAAGCTTGGGACTTGGATTTCCATCTTGGGAATACCGTTAAGTATGTATCAAGAGCGGGAAAAAAAGGTACAGATAAAGAACTCCAAGACCTTAACAAGGCTCTTTGGTATTTGAAAAGAAAGATTGAAATTTTAGAAAAAAATGGAAAATAATAATACTCAATTTGATTGGGGTAAAAAAAATGAGTTGCGTATTGATGACGCAGTTAACATGAAATTAGTGTTAGAGAAAGAGATATTTGAAGATAATATCTATGAGAGATGTTTTGAGGTTGAGGAAAATGATGTCGTTGTAGATTTAGGTGCATCATTAGGACCTTTCACTTATAGTATTTTACCAAAAAATCCAAAACAATGTTATGTTGTTGAACCTTTATCATATCATATTGATATTCTTTATAAAAATGTTGGTAGAGATAATGTTAAAATTATTCAAGGAGCCATTACAGATAAAAAGAAATTTGAAATTAGTTCAGACGATATAATTGAAAGTGTTCCGACATTTACATTTAAGGAATTTTTAGAAGAGAATGGTATTGAAAAAATTGACTTTTTAAAATGTGATTGTGAAGGTGGGGAGTATGAAGTATTCCAACTAGATAATGTTGAATTTTTAAAGACAATTCCAAAGATTGTGACTGAATTTCACATGGCAAATGATGAGAATTTACATCAATGTAAATTCAGATGGTTTAGGGATAATATTTTAACTAAATTTGATAATGTACAAGTTTATTCTATCGATGGAGTTAATATAAAATGGGATTTGTGGAACGAACATTTTATTCAATATTATACTGAAGTGTTAATTTACATTGACAATAGAAAAAATATACAATAAGAACAAACTATGAAAAAAATATATTGGTTTTTTTGGTGGGTGTGGAATTATCCTGAAATAGTTTGGATGAAAATTAAATCAAAATTTAAAAGTAACTAAACATGGATAGAAGAGAAAGACAATTAGAAGAAAGACTTCGTCATTTGGAGATTGAAGTCAAAATGGAACGTGAGTGGAATCAAATTCCCGAATCATTAAAACCAACATCAAAAGGTCGATGGGACCAAATGGCAGGAGAACTTAAAGCTCAAGAAAGTAGAAGATTGGGTTGGCCTAAAAATTATTAAATTATGAAAACAAAAGTGTACTCAGCATTCCCTGGTGTAGGGAAAACAACTTACTTTAACACCACAGATAGAAACGTATTGGATAGTGATAGTTCAAAGTTCGATAAGAAACTTTTTCCTGACAATTACATCCAACATATTGAAAGAAATATTCAAGACCCAAAGGTTGATAAGATTTTGGTATCATCACATAAAGATGTGAGAGATGCCCTATTGAAGAGAGGAATCCCATTCGTATTGGTATATCCTAATAGAGATATTAAAGATGAATATATCCAACGATATAAAGATAGAGGGAACAACGATGCGTTTGTTGACTTATTGGAAAAAAATTGGGATACTTGGATGGACGAGATGGATGGAATGGAAGCTCCAAAAGGTCAAACATTATATAAAGTTAAATTAGGTCCAGGTCAGTACCTAACTGACGTAATCGATTAAGATGATAGAAACAGGAAAAATATTAAACGGAGATTGTATTGAGGTGATGAAGACATTACCTGAGGGTTGTGTTGATTTGGTTGTAACGTCTCCACCATACAACGTAGGGATTGACTATGATAGTCATAATGACCGTATGAGTATGGAAGATTATTGGGAGTTTACCCGACAGTGGTTAACCGAAGCGTACAATCGATTAAAAGACGATGGTCGTATTGCGGTAAACATTCCATACGAAGTAAACGTACAGGACAGAGGTGGACGAGTATTGTTCATGTCAGAGTTTTGGACCATCATGAAACAAGTTGGATTTAAGTTCTATGGACTTGTTGACCTTGATGAAAATTCGCCACACAGAAGTAAGACCACGGCTTGGGGTTCATGGATGAGTCCGTCAAGTCCTTACATCTACAACCCAAAGGAATGTGTTATCTTGGCTTACAAGAAAGACCGTATCAAGAAAATTAAGGGTGAACCTCAATGGAAAGCGGATATGGTTGACATGGAACAGGAGGATGGTACCGTAAAAACCAAAGCAGTATATCAGGATGAAGATAAGAAAGAATTTATGTCTTTGGTTTATGGTCAGTGGGAATACTTTGCGGACACCAAACAACAAACTAAGGCAACCTTTTCAATGGATATCCCAATGAAAGCGATTAAGATTCTTACCTATAAGAACGATGTCGTTCTTGACCCTTTTGCTGGTAGCGGAACTAGTTTGGTTGCAGCTGAGATTAGTGGAAGACGATGGATTGGAATTGAATTGAGTGAAAACTACAGTAAAGTTGCGAAAGAACGAGTTCAACATTTTGTCGACCAAAATAAACAAATGGAAATGGAATTTAAATAAAAGGGTTTAACAACCCTTTTTTTTGTTTTATGGATATTTATTAATAAATCATTTTTAATGGCGTCAATAATAATAACCGAAAAACAACTTGAGTTGATTGTGAAAGAACAAAAATCACAAGGAACTGAATTACTTCAAGAAGCGGAGTGGTATAATACTGTTGGAGATATTTTAGGTATTGTTGACCCTACACCTACAATTGATATCATTAATGGAATATCTTATTTTTCACAAGGAGACCATCTTTTTGGTTTATTAAGTTTAATATCTGCAATACCATATGCTGGTGATGCGGTTGGAAAAACTATTATGGGTTCCTTAAAAATTGGTGGTGGAGCAACTAAAGGATTATCTGCGGCTATGAAATTAGCTAAAGCAGGTAAAACTGCCGAAGCTAGTGTTGCTTTGGCTAAATTGGCAGAAAAACCTGGTATGGTTGGTAGATTTTTACAAGGAGCTAAATCATGGGCACCAAAGGCTGCCTCATATGTTGAAAAAATGCCTGGAGGACTATTGAAAGGTTTTAAGAATACAATATTGGATTATTTGAAATTACTTGAAAACGCTGGTGCAAAGAGTCTTAAGTTCCAAAAAAATGTTGGGAACCTCTCAAAATATATTGGACTTGCAGCAAAACCTGCAGAAAATATCAAAGCCTTACAATCTATGTTAAAGAATGAAAAGATAATGACAGGTTTAACTAAAAAAGGACCAATGGCTAAAATCTTTCTTGGTGGAGCACCAAGACTATTCGGTAACAGAGAAATGAGAATACTAATGAGAAGAACTAAATTTTGGTTAGGTTTCTTAGATTATATTAATGTTGGAAATTTTGTGGGACCTGAAGAACTATCTAAAAAAATGGGACAAGCAAATATTCAAAATAAAATGGCGGAATATGCAAGAACACCTCAAGGTATAAGAAATGCTGAGGCGGATTTTGGTAACGCTCAATATCAAGGTGATACACCATCACAATCAAGTTCAGGTAGTTCAAGTATGGATATGCCAAGTTCATCATCACAATCAGACCCGATTCAAGGATTCATGTCCGATATATTTGGAGGACAATTAAAAAATGCAGCTATGTTGGCAATATAATTATATTATTATGAAAGAAGAAATTATTATAAAATTAGTACAAATTCAAACACAATTTAGATTTGTGCATTGGCAAACTACTTATGATGCCAAACATAGGGCGTATGGTAAAGTTTACGATAAGATGGGAGACTTAATAGACGATTTTGTTGAGGCTATGATGGGTAAATATGGAAGACCTGTGTTCGATAGCGAATTCGGAATAATGTTCCAAGATTTAGAGTCAATGAAATTACAGAACTTCATTGATGGTACTTGTGAATTTTTAATTTCACTAACAGAGCAATTGAATCCCACTATGGATACTGATTTATTAAATTTACGAGATGAAATGTTACTTTTAATAAATAAATTAAAATACTTATTAACACTAAAATACTAATGGCGAAGAAAATTATAAAATTAACCGAATCAGATTTAACAAGAATCGTTAAACGAGTTATTGCCGAACAAGAAGAAGGTGATTATAAAAGGGGTATTCAATGTTTCCTTAATAAAAGAGGGATTAAAGATGACTCAGGTCAATCATTAAAAATTGATGGTAGTATTGGTAATTATCCAAATTCTAAAAGTGCTCAGGCAATACATAGTTATCAATCCAAAATTGGTGTATATCCTGCTGACGGAGTTTGGGGAGAAGATACAATGAGAAAGATGCCAAATAAGGATAAAGAAATGTTCAAACAATGTGTTTCTGATTACGGTGATATCTTTGATAAAGGTGCTCACTGGCTTGGACTCGATTAAGGATGAAAAAAATACTCAAAGAGACAGGATTAAGAGATATTAATGCCTTGGCTAAAAGATACCCAAAGGCGGAAATATACTTCCACCAAGATTTGGATGGAGTGACGACTGCAATCGCGATGAAAAGGTACCTTGAAGACAATGGTATTGATGTAGTAGGTGCTCACATAATCCAATACGGTGACAAAGAATTCTCAGTTAAAAAGAACGATGCACAGGGAGACGTGATGCCAGTTCTTGTGGACTTTGCTCACGGTAAGCCAATGTTCGTAATTCATACTGACCACCACGACAAACAAGTTGGTGTGGAAAAAGGAACTTCAAAACAATTTAGAGGTGCACGTTCAAATGTCGAAACTATTTCTCAAGTAGTTTCTCCAAAAGATTTATTCCCATCTTCAGATATCTTATTAATCAATACTGTTGATTCTGCCGATTATGCTAAACATGACATTACACCTGATGAGGTGGTTAATTACATTTATCGTTTAGATAAAGACAAACCACTCCAAAAAAACAAAATGTTATTAGGTTTGGTTATTAACAAGTTATTGTTGGCGTTTAAAAACAAACCAGGGTTTTTAGAATCTTTAGTGATGGATTCAGAACCTTCTTTAATGTCTATCTTAAATAATATTAAAGATTGGATGAAAAGAACAAACGCGGCAACTCCTGAAGAAATGCAGAAAAACGCTGAGGGATATAAAGAAAGTATGAAGAATTATCCAAGAGTCAGTGATAGTATCATTTTCCAATATGGTGGTGGTAGTATGTTCAAACCTGGTTCTTATGATAGATATACACCATTTAGAAACAATCCTGATGCCGATTTTCTTATCATGGCTTGGCCAATGGGATTAGTTCAAGCATCTTGTAACCCATTCAAAAAAGAAAGAGAGTTAAAAGGTGTTAACTTGGGTGAAATAGCTCAAGAAGTTGTGGGTAAATGGGAAGACCAATTAAAACAAAGAACAATTCCTTTATCAACTATTAAATGGGTAAGTGAAACCTCTGTTGGTCCTGAAAGTATTGGGTTCACATTCAAAGATTTCGAAGCGTTGTATGGGGATAAGTTTACAACTATGGAAGGTGGTGAAAAAGTATTGAACCACATTCACGATATGATGGAAACACCATTCAAAGATTTAACTGAAGAACACAAAGAGATGTTAGATAAAATTGGGATTAACGCTTGGGATTTAATTCAATCAAATTCAGGTGGACACAAATGTATCACAAACATTTCAGGTTTAAATTATTTAGGTAGAGGTAAAAGACCACCTCAAGGACAATACAGATATGATTCTGAAAAAGATGACTCACCTTCAGTTAAGTTTACGAAGATGATTGCAAATGAGTTTGAAAAGAAACTTAAAGAAAAGATTGCCGAATCAAAATAAGTACTCAATAGTATCACCAGCTTCGATACCTAAATAATCACAGGTACCACCTTCAAGTTCCAATACTATATTTCCATTTCCACCGTAACTAGGACATTCATTTCCACGACATGGAGGACAGTCGTGATGAATATTTACAATTACATTATTTCTAATGATTATGATATCCAATGGGATGATACAGTTTTTCATCCAAAAAGATTGTTTATCACCACCCATCAAAAATAGTAAACCATCAAAAGTAGAATCAAACCTTTTACCCATCATTCCGATTGCTTTTGATTTTCGGTCTATTAAAGTTTTAACATTAAATATATTGTCGTTGATTCTAACTTGCATATCTATAAATACAAATAATAGTGGAATATGACTTATTTTAAACTTTTTTATAAAAAAATTTGACTTTTATTAAGTAATGTAGTACTTTTGTAAGTGTTGGAGATATTTATAGTTTCAGTCAGAAATGACGGACATCCCCAAAAAGTTTCATAATATATATTTGACAAGATGAGAATTTTGTTTTAACTTTGTGAAACAATTGAGATGAGAGTCTCAAAAAAAAATGTCCCACAGGCATTTGATTATTCGAAAAAATAGTTTTATCTTTGTGGGACATTACTTTGAAAGTTCTTTAACATAAAATATATCGCGAGGTAGTAGCAGTGGTCAGCTCGTCAGGCTCATAACCTGAAGGTCGGAGGTTCGAATCCTTCTCTCGCTACTAAACAAAAAAAAGTTTACAAAAGATTTGGAAAATCGAAAAAGTATACTTATCTTTGTAAAACAATTAAGAAAACGTTCTTTGAATTAAAGATATTATCCGTTCAGGAAACACAAAAGTGTCGGTGATATTATCCACCGAGTAAATGGCAGAAAGTCCGCAGCTTGAGTGTAACTGATAAAGATATTGGGCGGTCTATAGTCCATAAAATAAACCATGAAAGTGGTATAAAGTGAATCATTTGGTTAAGTGGTTTGCGGCTTTCGAAAGAGAGCTCGAGTAGACAAGCGAGATATCGTTAGACCTTGAGTACCGAGGGTGACACTGTAGGGAAACTGGTTTGATGACCAAGCGATGTGGGTCGTTTGGTTGAGATGGGAACATCAATAAGAATAACTCGTAGAATTATTACAAGACATACGGTCATCCAACCGTACAATTGTGTGATTCATTACAAGAGTGGGTTTAAAACCGAAAGGTAAGAGGTCGTACAGGTGGTGCTGTTGTCTCCTTCTTAATTTCTCTACCAAGAGAGTTAGGATGAAACAAACTTGAAGTATGAAGATAGGGATATCTTAGGGAGTAGTTAAGTATCGTGTCGTTCAAAAGATGACATGGCTTGGTCGGCGAACCGCTACTTTCATCATCCACAACCGCAAACTTTGTTAATTAAGGTTTAACAACTAAAAGATACAAGGAAAAGCGTTCGCCAGTCGTGATTGACAGGTCACTACATAGTCATGAGATGTTCATGGCCGTAAAGGGTCCCAAGCCCAATACGATTGTTGTGAAAGTTCTCTAAGTCCGCAAGACCGAATCAGGGTGGCAACCTTGAAGAGCAACGAGTAAAAACAGAGTAGATTACGACTTAAGGATTGGTTAATCTAATTGACCGTGACTGAGAATTACTATTCAAAAGATAGTGGAAATCGGAGGAAAAAATAATCTCCTGTAAAGATTCTCATACGAAGGTGTATTCTCAACCTGAAGCCAAGAACCCCGACAAGAAATTGTTGGGGTTTTTTGTTTTATATCATTTTTTGTATTATCTTTGTTCCCATGAAAGAGGGAGTCAACATAGTGAACAGAAGAGCGAAGCACGAATACGAGTTCTTGGACACGTATCAAGCGGGTATGGTCTTGACTGGTGTTGAGGTTAAATTCATTCGTGATGGTAAGTTATCTTTTGTTGATTCTTATTGTATGTTCCATGATGGTGAGTTGTTTATGAAAAATGTATCCATCTCTGGTATTGGTACAGACAATATCAAAAGAGACCGTAAGTTGTTACTCAGGAAACGTGAATTGGTTAAACTTCAAAAGAGTTTGGACAAAGGTTTGAGTATTATCCCTTACCGTATTTACCAAAAGAAAAACACCCTCAAGGTTGATATCGTTCTTGCTCGTGGTAAAAAATTACATGACAAGAGACAGACCTTGAAGGAAAAGGATATTCAAAAAGAAATAAGTAGAACATTAAAATAAAAATTATGTCAAAAGTAGACGAACTAAGAACAAAATTCCCTCAAGTAACTAACGGAACATTCATCAAAATGGTTCAGTTTGATTTTACAGGTACTCATAAATATTTGGAGTATATGTTAAAAAATTGGGCATACGAACGCACTCAACGTGGTATGAATTATACTCTTAATCGACTTATGGAGGAGGTCAAAAAATTTGATGAGTTACTACCATATCATACAAATAAAGACATTTATTCTGAGGACTTTAATCATTATCGTAAATTGATTCAAATGAACGAGAAGGCTCAAACTGTGAAAGATGACAAAACATTTGTTAAATCAGAACATGTTGACGTACTTTACGAAGATGATAATGTCATTATGGTTTCACCTAAGACTCATAGAGGTTCTTTGAAATATGGTGCTGGTACCACATGGTGTACTGCTTCTAAGAGTAATGCTGATACGTTCAAGAGATATTCCAAAAACGGATGTTTGGTTTATCTGGTGGATAAGACAGAATCAACGAAAAAGAATTATCAAAAAATTGCGTTTTATAATAACACTGGAAAAAGTTTATCAGGTGAAATTGAAATCTACACTCAAAATGATAACCAGACTAGTGAGACGAGTTTAGTTAATAATGGTTGGAAACCTGAGAAATTAGCTGAGTTGATGTTAAGATATCGTGCTTATCATGTAGATAAGGAAGCAGTCAAAAGAGCAAAGAGTAAAGTTGAATCTCTTATTGACGCTATGAAGAACCTTGACCTTGACGAACTTTATACAAATTTAAAATATCTTGAAAACCGAGGTGAGAATGAGTTCAAAGATGTTAAAAATGTTGTAAACGCTTTTGTTAGTACGGTTGAAAAAAGTTTGGAGAAATACAAAGTTTGATTTGGTAGTTACGAATTAATCACTATCTTTGTAATCTAAATCGAAGGGATATGAACACAGCATCGCACAACATCAAGATTCAACACGAAACATTCGGAGTATTGTTAGACGAGACATTCGTCAACCCAACTCAGTTCAAATTATTTTTGAAAATGGTTCACGGTTGTATTGAATTGAAGAATGATTTAACATTCTTCAATGGTGTGGAGTTCTTTGTTCATATCCCATACAAACACTTGGTGAATTCAATCATCACAACTAACGTAGATTTATACACCTTGGCGGACCACTTGGTTGCCAAATCAAAAATGGAGGCAGTAGAGACAAAATGATAACAATTAAAGATATTAAGAAATGGGCTAAACCACATCCCGCTACTGTATTCCGTAGCGGTAATGGTAAACAATCCCGATTTGGTAATGGAAAAGTTGAGTTTTCAATTGTTGGTGGGGACATTGGATTGTATGGTGATTTTGAAAGTACCTTTGAGGTTGCAATCTTTGACATGGAGTCGAGGAACTTTATTACTCGATTTTTTTATCCTGAAACTAGTGATGATGTAATTTCTTACATGAGTTCAGATGAGGTTGAAAACCTTGTAAACTCTGTGATTAAACGAGAAGACCTGAGTATTGAGGTATAGTTTCCTTGTTTAGAAAAACAAGGTGGTGGAAGTCTGACACATCCTGTCGGTCCCAGAAAGAGAGGCTTCGGTCTCTCTTTTTTTATTGTTGTGCGTCGAAGTGTATCATAAACTCTGTTTGTTTGTATACTTCGTATTTTACATCATCTTGAATTGAATCTATTAGTTCATCCCATTCACCAATTTCACCTAAACCTACTTCTTCATAGGCGTCTTCAAGAGTAACATGCTCATCATCCTCACCCCAAACTAATCGACTATCTCCCCAACTATAATTAACCCATACATGAAATGGGAAGTCACCTTCTTCATCCGTTTGAATAATATCAATTGAATGGATTATAATGTGAACATAATCACCATTATCGGAACTCAACATTACTTTAAATCCTGGACTTGACATTAAACCTAATTTGGAAAAAGTTCTCTGAACAAAATCTGCGGTACCAACTACTCCCAAGTTTGACAACAAATCATTTTGAAATTCTTCGGGGCTATAGCTAATATATCTTGAAACTTGTAATAAGCTTTCAGTTTGATTTGGGTAATCAATTTTGTTAAGATATTTTAGATAAGATTTAAAGTTCATATTATAATCTATAAATATCAAATGATTGACTATCATCCCAATGAATGATTAGGTTATTATTCGCAATCAATAATCTTGGTTCATCTTCGTAGGTGATACAATACATTTCATTTATGTCAACAAAACTTCTTAATTCGGATTCGTCTCCCTGATAAAATAATGTAAGATAGTTGTCACCACGTAAACGGTCAAAATCGTATTCAGACATTGCAGGTTCTTTTGTACCTGATTCTAATTCACAAGCACTTTTAATCTCTTCACTCCAAGTACATATATAATAATGTTCGAAGTGGAATCTATCGGTTTCAACTTCTCCTGTACCAGAACATTCATCGCATCTTATATCACCATCACCGCCACATTGGTCACAATATACATCACCGTTACCTTGACAGTCATTACATGGTTCATCCTCTGATTCATAACCAGTTCCATCACATGTCGGACATTCTACTCTACCGTTAAAATCACAATTATCGCAACTTACTGTGGCAGAACCTTCACATGCAGGGCATTCCTCATCTGCGTAATTACCACTGGTTGTGAATAGTGATGCGAATGAGAGATTATTAATTATTTTATCTCCTAATGCGAAACTACCTGTATCTTTAAGTGAGTAAATGTAGAAAACCATTTTGATGATATTTTCAGGACCTAAATTACGGAAGTAGTCCGCTTGATTACTATATACTACTGAAAACGCGTCATATACATCTTGAGGGTCTCTTAGGTCTTCAGGTAATAACTCTGAAACATTTTTGGCTAATCTTTTTAATTTATCGTTCATTATCTTGGGAATGTGATATAAGTTGCTAATGTAAAATTGTGGGTGTCCTCATATTTGTAATCAACTCTGATTACCATTGGGTCTGAAACAATATTATCTGAAGTACCACTAACAATTTTACCTTCTTGAGTTGGGGTATATTGTGAAAGTGCTGAAGTAAACTTATCACACATAATTTTTAAGTCACGGGTAAAGTAATATACGTCATCCCCATCAAGTCTCCCGTCGTATTCAAAATCCACTTGAATAACAACCCTTTCAAGAATCCACTCACCAGTTTCAAGTTGGTCTTGCTCAAAATCAATGTCTATGGCACTAACTACAAACTTTTTCTGTTCAAGCTCCATCTTGTATAGATATTTTAATTTATCTTCAAGACGTTTTAATTTCTCCTTATCTAACTCCATAACTATAAATAGGTTTATTTTATAAAAATGAACTATTATATTTATAATGTAAAGAAATAACAATATGGGACAATACTTAATCATCACCGAAGAAGAAATTAACAACCACCCAAATGATTTTGAATTGGGTAAACTTGTTAGAATGAAATATATCAAATCAAAGGAAAACAAAGAATGCCCGATATGTGGGGCAGAAAAAAAATGCACTCCTGAAGAAGAAAATTGTAAAAAAGATTTGTAATATTCGATTATAGTTGTATCTTTGTATTCACAAAACGATAAAGATATGACAAACACAACCACCAACACCAGCACAATCATCAAAGTAACAGAAGGAACAATGTCAGGAGACGTATTCTACGGCTCATTCAATACCCAAATCAAGGGTAAAACTACCTCTGTAATGGTTTCTAACCACATCAAAGACCTTAATAAAGAATATGAATTCCGTATCGCAGGAAAATGTCAGGCGGGGTTCATTAATATCCACGACAAGAAAGGAACTGCTCATTCTGTAATCGCAGGTTACAAGAAAAACACTTTGGTAAACATCCAAGTTAAGGTGACTTACGACAACGGAGTTGAATATTGGCACAATGTTTTCACTACTAAAGGAAACAAGTGGCACGGAATCGATAAAGCTTTCTTGGATGTATTGACCGTTGGTGATATGAGAAGTTCATTCCCTGATATGTGTGACATGAACATCTGGGACCGAATGGGAGCGAAGACTTGGGCGGACAAAGCTTTCACCCAAAACTAAAAAACAATCCAAACCCCTTGATAATACGAGGGGTTTTTTATACCTTTAAAAATATAAGTCGAACCATTTAAAAAAAAAACTATGGAAAATCTAAAAGAAAAAATCGGACAAGTAATGAAGCAAGTTTCATTCTACACAGTAATCACCATCAGCCTTATCGTTGGTTTCTCAATCGGATACTACTATGATTTTGTGAAACAAAGTTATAAGAAAGAACCTAAGTTCACATCGGTTAGAAAATCGGATATCAAGTTGGCGATTGACGAGAACAACAACTTGTTAATCATCAAAGAGAGTGACGGGTCTTATACGGTTTATCAAGACTCAGTTGGATATACAATCTTTGGTCTATATGCCAAGAACATTTGGGGTCAAGCTTCCGCTCCATCAACTCCTAAAACTGAGAAATAATGTTGAAGAGAGGACTTAAATTCCTGTATGTCTTGTGTCTCATGGCGGTCATAATGGCTACCATGAGTCTCACAAACAAGTATGTTCGCCAGGACGAATATAGTTTAAGTGAATTAGGTGGGAAACCAAACTCACCATTCTGTTTACAGATGTACACCTCAATTGAGAAATACAGTGAGATGTACAAGGTACCTAAGTATATTGCGTACAACGTGGCATACCTTGAAACACGTTATCAGGGACCATTCCATTGGAATTATGACCACAGGAAAGTGTCTTCAGCAGGAGCTCAGGGACCAATGCAAATCATTACAAGATGGGCTCACAGTTATGCTGAAAGAAGAGTTAGTGAAAAAGAGTTACGTAATAACATTGACTTAAATGTTAAGGTTAGTATGAAGATGTTGAGAACAAGATATGATATGACTCGTGATTGGATGTTGGCTTGTGGTGGGTACAACACTGGTTCACCTGTTAGAAACTCATATGCAGTGTTTGCAGCGTCAAACAAGAATTATAAAAATAATTGGATTAAATATTAAGTATGAAGGTAGTCGTTACGGGAGCCTATGGATTCATAGGTTCCCATTTTGTGAATAAGTTGAAGGAGTTACATCCTGAGTGTGAGATAACGATAATTGATAAGTTAACCTACGCAGCGAATAAAGATAACATTAAGTGTGATGTTAAGTTCATCCAAGAGGATATTTGGGAGATTCAATATCTACCTGATTCTGATTATATTGTTCACTTCGCAGCTGAGACCCACGTAGATAATTCAATTAAAGACGGTAGACCTTTCATGAGAACAAATGTGGAGGGAACATTCAACTTGGTTGAGTTGGCTAAGAACCTTAAGAAACTTAAGAAGTTCATTCACGTTTCAACTGATGAGGTTTATGGTGACCGTTTGATTAATGGTAAATTGGTTTTGGCAACAGAAGAATCTAACCTACATGGAAGTTCTTATTATTCGTCATCCAAGATTGGTTCAGACATGATTGTTGAAGCGGCGGGAAGAACATTTGGGTTACCTTACATCATTACCAGGACTTGTAATAACTTCGGTGAAAACCAACACCCTGAGAAGATGTTACCTAAAATTATCCAATGTGTTAATAACGGAGATACGATACCTGTTTATGGTGATGGAGAACAAGTTAGGGAATGGATTCATGCCGATGATAATTCATTAGCAATTTACAATTTGTTAATGTCGGATATCAAAAATGAAGTATTTAATATAGGGAGTGGTTATAGAATTACAAACAACCAACTTATCGCGAAGGTTGGAGAAGTGATTGGAAACACACCCAAATACGAATATGTGACGGATAGATTGGGGCACGACAGGATGTACGGATTACACTGTGAGAAGTACATTGAAAAATTCGGACCAATTACAACCATCACATTAGAAGCCTGGTTAAAAAAAATGTTGTCATAACCGAAAAAATGTTTTGGAGGTTCCAATAATTGTCTTATCTTTGTATCAACAAAAACACTAAGACATATGACAACTATCTCCACCACCCAAAAAGTTCAAAATTACAAAGGTCAAAACTCTTTCATCCTTAAGATGAAGGACGCAGTATCTAAATACGGTTCATTAACTATGGCACAATCAAACGCAGTAGAGAAAATCCTCAACGCTCCTGTTGAAGCAAAACAAGTCGAGTTGACTGAAGACATGAAGAAAATCCAAGCCTACAAAGGTGAGAACAACTTTGTGAAAGAAATTCAATCTAAACTTGAGAAGTATGGTAAGTTGACTGACAAACAAGTGTCAGCAGCGGTTGCTCAAATCGTAAAAGAGGAGAACAAAGAGAAGACTATCAGTATGAACTGGCCAACCGAAGGTGAATCAATCATCTTGGCTCGTAAAATCGGTCAACAATTGAAAGAGACCTACGGTTTAGAGTTTAACCCTGTGTTGATTGACATCACTCGTTTGTTGGGTGTTAGTCCAAAAGCGGTTAAGTTCGCAGGTAAAATGACCGTAAAACGTGGTAACATCTGTATGTGTTGCGGACGTGAGTTGACCGATGAGTTCTCTATGTTGACTAAAATGGGTAAGACATGTTCTAAACACATGAAGGTGGAGTACATCAAGAACAAGTCTGAGGTTGAACGTTTCCGTAACGATTACTTGAAACGAGTTGAGGAAATTGGAGAGATGGAGTTTTGGGTTCCAAAATCCCAAATCAAAAAATGGAATGGTATGACCGAAATGATGGTCCAATCCATCTAAAAAAAAAGAAATCCCTGACCTTGAAAGTTGGGGATTCTTTTCTTATTATTTCATCATGAGCTATATTATAATCAAGATGGTGAAAGACATTACCAAAGAGAAAGAATTACCTGTCGTTATTTTAGACAGCGAAGATGATGTGTTAGAATTCAACACTAAAGAAGAAGCTGAAGAAATGAGACTTCGATTTGAAGTTAACTCTGATTCAGGGTACAAATATAGAGTTAAAAAAATAGGTGAACACCATGATGACCATTAACAAAAAAGAACAAGAATTAATTGATGAAGTAATCCAAAACTTCGACTTCTATAAGTGCCAACTAATGATGGAATATATGGGTTGGTTATGGTTGAGAAATGACGGGTTTAGAATCCCAACGAAACACGATTTAATCGAAGCTGCTAAAGATAGAATTGAATCTGCTATTAAAGGGATTAAAGAAGCGGGTAGAATGACTGTAAATGAGTCCTACGGGTCATCAAGTGGTGGTTTGAAGGCGACAGTATTTAAGAACCGTTACAATCAAATAACATTCATTAAATTGGAATTTATATTGACTGAATGGGATGCAGGGGATGATTAAATTTGACTTTTGAATAAAAACACTTATAATATACAAACAACAAAACAAGATTATGAAAGTAAAACAAGCATTAAAGTACAAGAAGAAATTAGCTTCAAAGATGAACCAAGAGTTCGGTAAAGTTCAAATGTATAATTCTGTTGAGGAAGGTTCAACACGAGTTTATGATGTTAAAGAATCAATGAAAAATTGGTTGACCATGAGTGAAGAATTGGTTGAATTAAAAACCAAATTACACTTGGCAAATGCACCTGTATACGGTAAAATTTTCCGTATGTCTGAGTTGAAATCTCAATTGTCGAATCTAAAATCATTGGATTGTGTTGAGGGTAAATACTCTGACCGTTATGGTAGAATGAGTGGAGATTCTCCAATCGTCAAAACCGCACAAATTGGTATCTTGGAAAGAGACCAAATGGTTTCAATTATTGAAGAAGAAATCGAAAGAATCCAAGAAGAATTGGATGAGCATAACGCTACCACATCCATCTAAGATATTGGGTTAAGTTGAGAGAGGGAAGGTAATACGTCACGTACAAAACATATCTGGAAACTTTGATACATGAACTGATAAGAATTCAAATCTCAGTCTTCAAAGCGTCAAACTTGTTAAACCCTCAAATGTTAAAATTCTTTTAGACATTTTATCTAACTTTTTTCACTTAACCCTTTTTATTGTATTTATTAATAATGAAAGCATGTTTCAAAGATATTAATAAATTTTTCACCACAGAACAAATCGAAGTTACGAAAGAGTTTGTAAAGTTCTTACATTCTCAATTACCTCTTACAGATGATGTCTACATTACATTCACAGGTAATAGAGATATTAAGATGACCACAGGGGTTAGAATGCCAGGACATAAGATATATGTATTGGCGAACAAAAGATTGTTGATTGATATTTTTAGAACCGTTGCACACGAGTGGGTTCATGAATTCCAACATCAAAAGATGGGACTTAAAGATACCGATAAGATACAGAACATCGGTGGTCCTGAAGAAAACATGGCAAATACTTTATCGGGAATTTTCGTTAAACAATTCGATAAAGAAAATCCCCAATATAGTAGTGTAATTTACGAACAGGATTAGTAGGTAGATTTACGAATTGTAAACTCTACAGTATCTCCAACCTCCTGAGGTTTAATAACCTTCGTCCACAAATTATTTTCTTTTAAATGTATTCTCCAATAAGGAGTTGTCTGTAATGAATGGTCCTGACCAATCCCATGATATTCGACAGAGTCTACAACAAGTTTCATTTTTGTTTCAAGGACATCAGGTTTCATAGTACAAGACGAAATTAAACCTAAGACCAATAATAAATTAATACTCTTCTTCATAACTTTCTAATTTTTCAGTTACAAAGGTACGCATTTCTCTCATTTTTTCCAAAAGTTCTTTTCTTAATTTGTGAAAATCCTCATCTTCGATTTCTTCGAATGAGCTGTAATGTTCAAAACAGTATTCCATACCTTCATTATCAATTCGGTATCTAACCATTTCCCAATTTTCGTATTCTTCTTCTGTCATAATATTCAATTTGTACAAAGGTAAATAAAAAAATATGTTAATCCAAAGAAGAATATAATCTTATCTTATCTTTTGCATTACCGATTAACCAAGGTTCGACATTTGGAATCTTATTGAGGAAATCCAATTCATATTTATAACACCTTAGCTCTTCTTCATGTGGAGGAAGTTTTACTTTATTTCTTAAATAGAATAAATGTTTGGATTCATGAATGATGATTGCAGCAATATTATTTATTGAACCGTACAACATATCCCTCTGAGTAATTAGAATCGTGGAGGAGTCCTCAATAGTTGAAAACCCACCATTCCAATAAGATATGTGGTCACAAACTTCTATCAACAGTTCGTACTTATCTGAATCGGTATTTCTTATTAGTGCGACGGCACTATCAACTCTTAATTTCCACCCATCTCCGACATCATCAATCTTAACTTGTGAGTAAATTGGGGTGAATAACACAACGAATAATAACAAAAAAAATAGTCTCATAATTTAATTATAAATAGTAAAAATAAGGTCGAATGATAAACCAATAATATTTATAGTCAATACTAAAATAAAAATAAACCAAAAACAAAATGCTAATGAAAAAAATTCTCCTTTCCCTAACGTTCTCGTTATTAACCATTTTTGGTTTTGGGCAAACCACAACTTGTCCAATACCATCGACCGCAGGTGTTTACATTAACTTGGACACCTCGTACTTAGCAGGTACCGTTGCTCAAGGTTTTACCAATGTAGATTTATGTTTCTACAACAATACCTCGACAAAGATTACCGCTTTCCAATTTAGAGTTTTCTACGATAACTCGGCTTTTTCAGGTATCGATACCATAACTTCACTGAATACTTCATTCGCTCAAAACTTGAAATATTCTGTTGCTCAGGCATCTGGTTCGGCAACAATCACTTTCACTTATACAGGTAGTTTATCAACATTTGAATTACCGTCAGGTCCGATTGTTAGATTAAAACTAGACCATGTATCAAACTTCGCATCACTTACTTCAATTGCGAATATGACATTTGGAACAGTATCTACATATCCTGCAGTTGCAGCTAAACAAGATGGTACAGATAATACATTAACTCTACAAAACTACGGTGGTGTAATTGCTCCTCAAACAATGTCATTCAAAGGTACTTTTACCAACGTGACAGGTTCAGGGGCTAAAAACCTTACAGTTGCTTTGGAGAAGAAACTTAAACCAAGTGGTTCGTGGGTTCAAGTTACCAGTCAACTTACAAACACACAAGGTAAGTTTAATTTTGCAAACGTGGCAATAGATACTACAGGTTATTTTGTAAGAATTAAAGTACAAGGTGATACTATGGGTGTAGGTAACGTAATATCCACAGCAGATGCTCAAAAAGTACAGGACTATGTATTAGGTACACAAACACCAACAGGTTTTGATTACTATGCTGCTGATGTTAATGGTGACAATAACTTAACTATCTCGGATGCTTGGGGTACATTTGGTAGAATCTCAGGTAGATTCTCTGTATGGCCTAACAACGTAAAAGATGTTAAGTTCTTTACAGTATCACAATACGGAACTATCAACGGTTCATCCACTAACTATACTTCATCAATTGCAGGTGTAACCAACTTCACTTATGATATCATCGCAGGTCAACCTGACTCAGTTACTTACTATGTTTTAGTACCAGGTGATGCTAATGGAACAGGTTATAACATGGCACGTATGACACCAATCGAAGTGTTAATCGCACCTCAACCAGGTGTTGAACATCAAATCTATAATGTGATTGATAGTAGAGTTGAATATGATTTCCCAACAACAACTATCGAAGTTAACGTACCAAGGTTATCAGTACAAGAAGGTAACTTGGTTAATGTACCTGTTAAAGTTTTAACTAACGGTACTGAGTTAGGTTCATTACAGTTCGGATTAAAATACAACGATACATTACTTGAGTTCAAAGGTGTTGAAACAAAATCAGCAACTTCAAGTTGGGTATCATACTTGAACACAAACGACAACCAAATTGATTGGGGTGGATTCGATGTGAACAACCACACCAAACCACTTGTTGATGGTGCTGAGGTTGTGACTTTACAATTCGTTGCAAAAAAACCACAAGCGGAATGGACAGTTAGTCCTTTATGGACAACAAACAAATTCGCAGGAAACAACCAATGTAAAGATTTGGAAATCACACCAACAAACGGAATCGTTCAAGTATATAAGATGGCTTTCGGTGGTGATTTAACAGGTAATGATGAGATTACAGTTTCACCAAATCCAACAGATGATTTCACAACAATTACATTTAAAGTTAAAGAATACGGTCCTGTTAAACTTTCAGTTAAAGATTTAATGGGTAGAGAATATGAAGTTGTTTTGGATGGTTCAGTTCCAAAAGGAGAATATTCTTACATGGTTGATTTAGGTAACTTATCACCAGGAGTTTACGTGGCAATGTTAAGAAGAGTTGACACAAACATCGCAACAAAAATAGTTGTACAATAATTATAATGAGGTCACTTCGGTGACCTCTTAGCCAAAATAATAAACCAAAACAAAAACAAAACAAAAATGAGTGAAGAAACACAAGAAACAAACGACGGAACTTGGTCTGGCCTTAAAAAGACCCTAATCGGAACAATATCAACAGCGGTTTTAGCTGGTGGTACTTGGTTTACAACAACACTTTTCGGTGGTGAAAGTTCTGATGACAAAGAAGAACCTAAAACTGAACAAGCTGCACCTGCATCACAACCTGTTATCAACTTGAATGTACAACAAAATCAAGAAAACAAACAAAAGGTTGAGAATGGTGGAACTCATGTTATTGAACGAGTAGTTGAAAAACCTGCAGCTTCACAACCAGCACAAGCACAACCTAAAAAGGAAGAAGAAAGTTGGTAATGAGAAAGTTGTTATTGATTACACTACCATTATTTTTGTTCTCTTGTAAAGTAAGTGGACAAATTGGTACGGTAAAAACTGAAGAGTATCAAGCAGATTTCGAAAAGAAACAATCTATGGCGGTCGTGTCGGATTACACCGACACAATCGTTATTCCTATTCAAGTTCTTAAAATTGGTATCAACGAGGAACTTTATGAAATGTACCCTGAACTTAAAGATAAAAGAGTTGGGTTAGGGGTTGCAAACATTGTGTTAGAGTACTTGGAGTCAACAGATAGATTTAAGTTCACTGAAGACCGAGAAGAAATTAAACAAAAGATGATTGCACAAGACAAAGCATCTGATAAAGGTATTTCGAGTAATAAAATTGAAGTTAAGGGTAACGTTATCTTAGCTAAGTATTTTGTTTACATCGAGGTATATGACTTTTCAGTTTCTGAAGACGAAGTGGTTAAAGCGGTTGACGGAGCTAAGGCGACACAGACAACTCGTTTGGGATTACAAGTTAGATTTGTTGATGCTGAAACAGGTGAGATTATCACAGGTAGTGGTTTAGGTGAGTCCTCAACTGTTAAGACATCTTCAATTTTGTCTGATGTGGAAGACATTAAGTTTAATCAATCAACAATAGGTATTTCGACCAAAAAGGCTCTCGAAACGGCATCGTCAAGAGTTGTGTCAAAATTAATAAAAAAGGGTGTCTTTAAATCTTAAAAACAAATGAATTTAAAAAAATTATTAATGGGTGAAACAGGTTACACAAAGGTAGACGATAAGAATCGTTTCTACTACATGTTACAACAAATGCAATCAAATCGTTGGAGAATTACCGCAATCGTATTGGGGTTATTTTTCTTCATTATCTTGGGTATCAACTCAGCGGTGTTCTTTGGAATTGAAATCAAAGAAGATTGGAAAGAGATGTTACTTATCCTTTTAGGTGCGTTCGTTGGTAACTTAAACAAAGTGGTTGATTACTGGTTCAATTCAGAAGACCGTGATAAAATGTTAATCCAAAAAGTTGACGAAGAAGACGGTAATGTTATGTCTGACGTGACAGAAATCTAATATGAATATTAAGAAAATTTTATTTACTTTAAGTTTTCTGTTCAACACGATAATGGTTTTAGGACAGGGGTTCTCGTATACATTTACGGACCCCTGTACCTTTAAACAGAAACAAATTTATATCGACAATCCATCGGGTAATGTGTTACTTACCTATAATGGTTCGATACAGAGTTTTACCGCAGCTGAATTACAATCAGGGGCGATGGAACAGTGGGTTAATCAAGTTAATTCACAAAATCCCAACGGACCATGTAGTGGTGTTGGTTTAGCCCAAAATACAAATATGAATGTGTTAATAACTCAAAATAATATTGCGGTATTGACTAATGTGATGTCAGCATTAACCGACATAAGTTCAATTGGGGGAGCGAGTGTTGGTGGAATTGTCGAGGCGAAAGAAAAATCAGCATCAGAGGACAACAAAAAAAAGAACAACAACTCATCGAATAATAATAATACGACATCAAATAGTAATCCTACCACTAATGGTCAGGGTAGTCAAACCATTAACAATCAAAAACAAGGAAATGGGCAAACTAACGAGGGAAATAATGGTAGCTCTGGAGGAACTCAGACAAATCAACCAAACCAAACAGGCGGAAACACTAATCCAAATGGTGGAGGACAAACTCAAGGAAGTGGAGAAACGTCACAGACATCAGGAGGAAACACAGGAAATCCGAATACAACAACTCAAGGAGGAGGTCAACAGACTGGGTCGACTGTAGGAGGGAACGGTTCAAATCCTCAGGGTAATGGTCAGAATAGTAATACACAAACTCCTGACGAAACACAACAAAATCAAAGTACAGATAATGCGAGAAGTACATCAAGTGCAAAAGAGAAAGTTGCTAATGCAAAACAAGGAGGGATTGTATTGAATGGTGATATAGTTGTAATTAATAGTGCGACACAAGGAGAACCACAACAATTTAGAATGAATATGAGTGTTGTTAAAAGTAATACCAACAACACAGTTGTTAAAGGTGCGTTACTTAACTATACAACCAGTATTAACAACTCAAGTTTAACTTTATTCATGGGTAGGAAAGTTAAAAGTTTTACAGGGATTGTTGCTAATTCATCAATGTTAAACTTTGAGAGAGATTTGTTCAATACTACTTCTTTAATGACTTCATACAAGTATAAATCAATTACATCAACACTTGGGGTTAATTTTACTACGGGTAAATTGGGTGAATCAAGATTCCAAAGTTTATCTGCACTTGGTGGTGGAGTTGGAACATTCAAAGTAAGTAAGAAGATAACCAATACAACCATGATGGTTGTGGTTTATTCACCTTTCGTTTATTACTACGAAGGTTTATGGTATAAGTCAGGTTGGTTAATGGTTCCATTCACAGCATTTGATTATAGATTAACAAAGAAATTTAAACTTAACTTGAGCTTCAGTGGGGTTCAACAAATAAAAAGTACCACAATAAATTACCAAGTATTACTTGGGGCAAAGGCATTATTATAACATGAAAAAACTATTACTAACATTAGGATTTATTTTACCATTATTCGTTTACGGGCAAAAAACATTAAGAGATTCAATTTATGTCAAGACTGACATGTTTGAGTTGGTGTATTCAGAGAAATTACAACAACCTAAATTTATTAGATACACGGTTCAATGTCCAAATGGAACCGCACCAAGAAAGGGTATGGACTTTTACGTTTGTGATTCAATCCTAACCTCAGATGACAAGGACTATGCAAACAATCCATATGATAAAGGACATTTGGCACCTGCAGCTGATTTTAACTGTACAAGTGAAATGTTATTTAAGACCTTCACATACCTTAATTGTTCCCTACAACAAGAGAACCTTAACAGAACCACTTGGAGATTGTTAGAGGTAAGAGAAAGGGATTTATCAAAGACACAGAAAGTTGTTGTTGAGATTAGATGTGTGTATTCACCAAAGTCAATTGTGTTACCAACAGGTGCAACAATACCTGATGCATACTACAAGACAATCAAATACGGTAAAACTACTGAAGTGTATTACTTCAAGAACGAGAAACCATTAACAACAGATTATACCAAATACAAAATAAAATGAGAAAACTATTATTAATTCCCGTGATGTTCTTAGCGTCTTTAACTTACGCTCAGAACTGTTATTCAGTTAAACATGTTGAGAGTCGTGCTAATATTGAAGGTATTAGTCCAAAGAGATTCACACTTGGTGTTAAACAGATTACTGAAGAAGTAATATCAGAGAAGTATTCTATCTGTGAGGATGGGGATAGTGTTTCTGTTATTGTTGAAAGTATTGAAGCTCCAACAACAGGGATTGCAATTGGTCCATTTGAAATGAAAAGAAAGGTAACAATTGTAACTACCAAAATAATTATTAATGGTAAGGAATATGTCGGAGTAGGTGAGAGTAAGATTGATGTTAAGTCAACTTTTATTGAACTACAAGATGAGAACATACCATTTGAAAAATCATCATTCTCCGCAGCATTAAAGAAATCTTTAATGGATGGTGTTAATAAAATATGAGGAAATATGTAACCATATTATTTTTAATTTTTACCAATATTCTTTTTGGTCAAACATTTACGTATTCTGGTTACATCTATAATGCAGGAGGAGGAGCGGCACCTAATGTTCCCGTTAAGTTATATAAAAGAACCACACCAAATTTGGTTGGGTTCACGTCACAAACAAACTATAACGGACATTCATATTATCGTTCAACAGGTAGTGCGACTTGGACTTCAGCAAAAACAACTTGTGAATCCATGAATGGTCACTTGGCAACAGTGTCTAATATCAGTGAGAATAATTTCTTATTCAACACATGGCCATCAGGTTGGATTGGGTATTATCAAGATAAGGTTGCGGGATACACATATTCTGAACCTGCTGGTGGTTATCGTTGGACTGAGGTACAAGTTACCGATGGATTATCTGCAGACTATGACGTTTCTTCATATTCTTCAGGAACGGTTTTGACCGACATTAAATCTTCAATTAACTCCACACTATATAATACACCAACTTATTCAAGTACAGGTGGTAAGTATCTAACATTTAATGGGACTAACCAATACGCAATAACGAATAATTTGGCTTCTAAGTTTTCAAGTACTTCAATATCTGTAGTTGCTTGGATTTACCCAACAGGGAATGGTGTAATTGCATCTGAATTAGGTGTAGCAAGTCCTTCTTCAGGTTGGCATGAATCAATTATGGAAATTACTGGTTCAAACACATTAAGAGTTGGATTTTGGAACGGTGCGGGGATTACTCAATTAAGTACTTCAATTACTTTAAACACTTGGAATTTAGTATGCGTCACATACGATGGTACAACAATGAGAGGTTATTTAAATAACGTAAACTTTGGTAGTACCAACTTTACTCGTCAAGCGGCGTTTTTACATAGTGGTACAGGACAACAACATTTTGCCTTTGGTTTACAAGATGCTACTAACATGGGACATGGTGGTTATGGTGCGTTTAGATTGGGAGACATCCAATTCTTTAATAGAGCAATTACTGTTGATGAAATTGATAGAACATTTAATCTATACAATTATAGATATAGGTCTAACCAATATGTTAATTGGAATCCTGGAGAACCTAACAATTCGGGGACTGAAGATTATACTCAGTTTGTAAGTGGAGGTAAATGGAATGACTTGGCAAACACATCACTACCATACGTGATAGAGTTTGATTATGTTGTCGGTTTCACTGCATGGGTATTACACCAAACAGTTTATACTAATTCATTAGGGTATTATTCTTTTTCTCAATCAACAAATCCATCAACTGAATGGTATATTCAAATTGACATACCAACACCAACAACGACTATTAGTAATAATGATGCGATTTCCGCCAACAATAAAGTAATAAGTAGAACATTTAACTCATTGGATTATTATCGATATGATGTTAATAATGATGGGAATATTAATATAACGGATGTATACCGAATTTATATGAGAATTAGCGGTAGATTCTCAACTTGGGGAGGGTCTTTACCTAACACAAGATTATTTACTTCAAGCCAATATAATACAATTAACACCTCAACTTCGGATTTAAGAAGTACATTACCTGGTACTACTTCAATCACAATTACTAGCCCAACGAGTGGTGCTAGTTCAAGTTATTATTTGATTAATACAGGATATTCAAATGGTTCAGTAGTTAGTTACTGAACTATTTATATATAAAATAAACTAAATAAAAATTAAAAAAAATGTTATTAAAAAAAGGTTCAAAAAGTGATGACGTAAAGAAATTACAAGAAAAATTAGGATTGGCGGCTGATGGTATTTTCGGTGCTGGTACTGAAACTAAAGTTAAAGAATGGCAAGCAGCAAATGGTTTAACTGCAGATGGTATTGTAGGTGACGGTACTTGGTCCAAAATGTTTGGTGGAGTTGCTCCATCAGTTATTAAAGAAGATGTAGTAATTGCGAAAGCGGGACCATTAAACATAGACAAGTTGAAAGGTCACATTCCTGATGCGGTAATTGCTCAGATTCCTGAAACTGCGGCAAAGTTCAACATTACAAACAATTTAAGGTTAGCTCACTTCTTATCACAATGTGGTCACGAGTCAGGTGGTTTTAAAGCTGTGTCTGAAAACTTAAACTATTCTGCTGATGGATTGAAAAAAATCTTCCCTAAATATTTCCCTGGTAATCTTGCTGAGTCATACGCAAGAAACCCTGAGAAAATTGCTTCCAAAGTATATGGTGGTAGAATGGGTAATGGTGATGAAACAACAAAAGAAGGTTTCAAATTTAGAGGTAGAGGTTACATCCAATTGACAGGTAAGGCAAACTACACAAACTTCGCTAAGTTCATTGGTGAAGATACTGTTGCTAATCCTGATTTGGTTGCTACAAAATACCCATTGGCTTCTGCAGCATTCTTCTTCGATTCAAATAAGTTATGGGCTATTTGTGATAAAGGTGCTGATGACGCTACCGTAACTGCGGTTACAAAAAGAGTGAACGGTGGAACTATCGGGTTACCTGATAGAATCAAACACTTCAAAGAGTATTACAACTTACTTAAATAATGAAATGGGAGTCACTGACTCCCATTTTTGTTTTCAAAATAAAAAACAACTTCAACATCATTTACGGTAATTAATCCAAAATCTCTAGCCAAATTAAAGTTGGGTGTATCTCTTTCTAATCTATTTATTGAGGTTTTAACGACCTTTCTAAAGTCTTCTAATCTGAATGTGCTCTTCCACTTATTACATCTACCACAAGAAGGGAGAAGGTTATATATTTCATTTGTACCTCTCTCCCTTTTGTAATGTTCCAACTGACTATCGGTATGATTTCTAAATAAAGGTTCTATGTGGTCGATTTGCATTTGTTTTATTGTGATTTCATTTCCACAATAAGCACAATGTCCTCCACACTTATTATAAACCTCTTCTCTATTAATTTTCATACCAATTTTCGTTGGGGTTATTGTGTGCTATAACCACAAATGACATCCCACTACCAGGGTCTTTACTTGAGAATGAGTAAAACCCGTTACAGTATTTTTTTGGGTCTTTAGTTGCTAAACAGATATCACCATTTTTACCTGGTTGTTTTTTATAGATATATCTATAACCCTCATAATCTATGTGGTCTAATACTATTGTACCGTCATTCATTTGTTCTATTTTTTAATTTTCTTCATCATCTTCTTCGGGATTGAATTGGGTAAAATGTGTGTTCTCATCCATTTCTTTCCATCCATCTTCACCATCCATATAAGTGAAGGCTAATGTTACGATACAACTCCTTAAACCATCCAACTCTCTTTGGATATAGTCAGCATCAATAGTGATTTGTGAGTCACTACCTGAATCAGTAATTTTACTATTTAATTTTTCTGTGAGGGAGTTGTAGTTCCTTAACAACTGTCTCCTCAATCCGTCCATACTTACTGTCATAATTTTAATCTAAAGAGTTGGGGTAATATAATAAAGTTGGGTTCTTCTTTTGAATATCAGGAACATCTCCGCCTAAAAAAGTTTTCTTGAATTCCATAACATCAAATCGTTCAGTGATTACATGGTAACCACTTTTGGTTGGAATAACCTCAATAACTTTTGGAACATAGTCATAAGTAATCTCAACAGTTCCATCCGACCGATGAAAGTGGTTTTCTGATTTTGTAACAAATGGACGACAAAACTTATTAATGATGGTAATTATTTTCATTAATACATCTTCATCTTTAATATCCACATCAACAATCCATCTTTTCTCTGAGGTTTTGATTTGACCAACAACTGAATCGAATAAACCTTTTTGGTTAGTTTGACCACTCTGTATTCTTTGAGCCAATTCAACCATCATATTCAAAGAAACATCTTTATGGTTTTGTTTCTGAACATGGATATATGCACGAGCCTTAAACATCTCACAAAGTTGTTTAATCTCATCATACCTACGTTCAAGGTGGTCAATACTTTCAATACAATAAGTTTTAATGGTCCTTACCGATTGGTGGTTATCTCTTTCACCTTCAGGTTGGTCTTTCTTTCTCTTAAACACATAGAGCATGTAGAAGTCACCTTCATCATCGAAGTTCAAAAGTGGTTTGATTATTTCTAAATTGTCAATCATTTTACAAATATACTCAAAATCTTTACACTACCAAAGTATTTATAGGGAATGAGAATAATAATCACAGAAGAGCAATTCAACCGATTTAATTTACAGTTGTCTGAGCAAGGTATGGGCACAATGTTCACACCTCAATATCATGCAATGGAAATGTCTAAAATTGTTAAAATGCCAACTCATGAATTAAATGCTATTTTAGGATTGGCAACCGCCTTTATACCTGTTATAGGACCTTTTATTAGTGCTGGAATTGGAGCGTTAGATGCTCTCCAATATTATCAAGAAGGTGATAATAAAAGCGCAGCTATTGCCACAGGATTTTCATTACTCCCATTTATAGGTCCTGTAGTATCTAAAATACCAGGAGTTAAGCAATTAGGTGCGAAGGGTATGGCTGCGTTGGCATCAAAAGTTGGAAAAACCTCCAAATTTACACAAACTGAAGCACAAGTTTTAAAATCAATCAACGCCAATAAATCACTTGTGACGAATGAATTAAAGGCGACTAGTAGTATATTAAATAGTTTAAAAGGTAGTGTTAGTCAATTTAAACCAAGCTATGTTCAAAGATTTGGTAAAAGTGCTTATGATGATTTATTAAAGAAATTGGTATCAAAAAAAATAACTAAAGAACAGTTTATTGGTACTTTGAAAAAGGGTAAAGTTGCGTCCCCCAAGTTATCTAATTTTGCTACAAAATTTGGAGTGAAATTTTCACAAGAAGAGTTACAGAGTATTAAAGCCATGACAAATGGAATTAAAACAGGTAAAACAACCCAAATTGTGTCAATTAATACCAAGAATGGTGTAAAACAAGTTAAAATAAATGTTTTTGACCCAAATATGTATGCCAAAACTAGACCTGAATTAAAAAATATTGATGCGTTTGCTAAAGGTGATGGTATTTTTGTAAATAAAAACATTGTTGGGAAAGCCGATTTAGATGAATTAATAGGACATGAGTTGGCTCATATTAAAGACCCATCAATGGTTAGTAGTAAATTAAATAAAACATATAATACCAGTAGTGTTAAAAACTATAACTTACACCCATATGAGATAAATGCGGTTACATCGGCAGCACTTCAAACTTTAACTAACACAACTAAAAGTTGGATGAAGTATTTACCTAAAGAGCAATTAATGGGTTATTTAGATGATATTCTTAGATATACAAAAGGTGAAAAAGTTTTTGATGCGAATAGCTTAAAAATGATTGGTAAAGATGGATTAGACCAATTAATATTATATTATAAAAATGATAAAAAAACTTACCGTAATGTTTTAACCAAGATAGCTAAACAAGCTAACTATCTAAAATCACAAGTTAACATTGCAATGTAATAAGTAATTAATAATGAAGATAATAATCACAGAAGAACAATTCAATCGATTCAATAGAAGTAGCGGTGCGTTACAGAATGGGATTATTAAATATTTGAATCTTTTATTCTCAGAGGGTGAAAGGACTTTTAGTACTAAAAACAACAATCTTGGTAGTCTTTCAGAAAATTGGTGTATAGATGGTAAAAATCATTTCATGATAAATTATTATTTTGAAGATGGTAAGTTTAATGTTGGTAAGTTAATTGTGTCTATGACGATTGTTGACCAAATTAGAAATATATTCAGTATCAAAAAATCATATGCTCTCCATGTTATTGAAGAGTGGTATGAAGACGTAATGGTTCCAAAATTTGAGGAGTTGGTTGATGAAAAAGGATTAAGTATCGATGAAATTATGATTAGTACAAATATAGATAGTCCTTGTAAACCTAAATTTGTCAGACCTGATGATTTAACGGATGATGAAATGATTGATTATATTGTGGCACACACTTTATTTAAAAGACAGGATGTTATACGACAACTTGAAGGTGGTAGAGACCTTGATGTGATGTACGCAGATATTCTTTATAGAGACAAATAGTATATGAAATACATTATAACAGAAGAACAATTACGAAATACGATTAAAAAATTCAATAGAGAACATATTGAACGAGATAAATTAAGTGTCATTATGGAAGAACTTGTTTTACGTTTTTTTGAAAACAAAATTCCTATTTGTGATGTAGTTGCCACAAAAACATCTGACTATATTGTTTTAGTATTAACTCCCAAATATATTGGTAATAGTATCGAAACTAGAATCGCCAAATATATTGAAGATTATATTGGTATTAGACCAATGGTTTTAGTTAATACGTCTCAAGATTGTATGGAAGAAGATACTATAGAATAAAATGGAAGACAATAATAGAATTGACGGAATATATGTCCCATTAAAGATTGGGGACACAATCTATACAGGTAGATTTAAAAACAAAAAAACAACCGTTAAGAGTATTGGTAAGGATGAATACGGAATGCCAACTGTTAATGGTAAGAGAGTTCTTGCTTTTAGAATCATTCCCAAAGGAAAAAAATCTTAATTTATTGTTTCTTGTTATTTAATTTTCTACATTTGTATTATGGAGAAAATTGTCAACACATTAATCGACGAGGCAGTACAGAAAGTCGATACATATACTAATAATGGTTCAACTTGGCTCATTTTTACAGATGATAAAAGATGGGTTATTGAACTTACCAAAGATGGTACGTTATGGTATAACTACAATTTCTTTAATAGTTTATTTGCATATACCTCAATGGATGTAATTGAAAACCAACATTATATTACAAAGTGGGTTGAGAACAATGTCATCAATAAGAAAAAACCTGTCAAAAATGAGGTGAAAGACACTGAAGTGCGGAAGCGTCATTTGGTCCAACAGGTTGAAGACACCATTCAAAATGGGGTGAAGCATACCTCTGGGGGTAGAAATTATGGTCCGTATAGAGTTGAAGACACCATACATAATGGGGTGAAGGAAACTATTGACCTTGAGATGGATGACGAAGATGTTATTGAATACATGATTGAAACAGGTGTTAAAGAAACCATTGAATTGGTTAACTCTCAACTTGAGGAAGTTGAAGATACCATTCAAAATGGGGTGAAGAACACCCAACTTTGGTTAAATACCAGAGATACAGTAGTTGAAAGCGCTATTCAAAATGGGGTGAAAAATACCTACTCAGATAAAATTCCTCATGAATATGATTGGACTGACCAATTTGATGTTAAAGAAGTTATTGAGACTGGTGTGAAACACACCGAAAAATCACTACAAATTGATGGTTCTTGTGTTATTGAAGATGTTATAAAGGAAGGAGTGAAACATACTGAGTATGGTGATTGGGAGGATGGTGATGAGAGATTGGATGATATCATTAAGAATGGGGTTAAACAAACCTGTGCTCAGATTCCCTCAATAGATGCTGTAGTAGAAAGAGTGGTTGAGGAAGGGATAAAAGAAACTAACATGGAAGAACATCATCGATTACGAGAAGTAGTTCAAACGGTTAAGAATGGTGTCAAAGAAACTCATGATGATGTTTATCCTCATACTGCCCGAATTGAAGGTGTGATTAAAAATGGAATTAAAGAAGTTCAACCATTACCAGCACAAGATGGCAACAGAGATTGGGGGATTTATTATTATAGAAAAGAAGATATAACCAAACCTCATACTCAATATGTGAATGATGTAATTGAAAACGGAGAAAAATTTTAAATATGAAAATAGGAATAACTGCAAGTGCATTTGATTTATTACATGCGGGACACGTTTTAATGTTAAAAGAGGCAAAATCGGTGTGTGACCACCTGATTGTCGCTTTACAAGTAAATCCAACATTAGATAGACCTGATAAGAATAAACCAATTCAATCTTTTTATGAGAGATGGACTCAATTATCTGCGGTGAAATATGTGGATGAAATTATACCATATGAATCGGAAAAAGAACTTATGACAATCCTTCAAAATAATAATATTGATATTCGAATATTAGGTGATGAATATCGAAACAAAGTTTTCACGGGTTGCAACTTAGAAATGGAATACTACTTCAATAAAAGAACCCACAAATATAGTTCAACAGAATTAAGAAAACGTCTCGGTGGTATTTAATTACATGAGAGATGCATTTATAATTAAAGGTAAAGAGATAAACTACATGGACACAAATTGGGTCATAACTGAATTATATTACGTGCCAAACAATCCAAATTTATATGTTGAATTGTATGATGGTAAGTCAAGGATGAATGTGATATTGGACTCAATAAAGGATTTAATTATAAGAGAGTAATATGAAATTAAATGATTTATTAACTATTGTAATCCCTTGTAAAAACGAGAAGGATATTATATCTAAAACATTAGATTTATTAAATCATCAAACAAATATTAAAGGGGTTAAAGTTATTGTTTGTGATTCATCTGATGATTTATATACCAAATTAGTTTTATTTAATAAATCAGAATATAACTCAAATGAGTATGATTTTAAATTAGAAGTAATTGAAGGTGGTTTACCTGCTAAAGCAAGAAACAATGGATTTAACTTAGTTACTACACCATATGTTTTATTTATGGACGCTGATATATTCCTGTTGGACAGTAATCTTTTGGTTAATACTGTTTCAAAAATAAAAGACGAAGATTTAGATTTAGTCAGTGTTAGGTTTAGAACTGACAACGGAGACTACAATTACGTTTATAAAGTTTTTGATATTCTACAAAAACTATCAATGTTAATTTCACCATTCTGTTTGGGTGGATTCATGTTAACCAAATCATCGAAGTTTAAAGAGATTGGTGGATTTGATGAAGAAGTTAAAGTTGCTGAGGATTATGTTTATTCCAAACAAATAAAAAGTAATATGTTTAAAATACATAATGCTTTTGTATATACACCGCCACGAAGATTCCACAATAAAGGTTTGTGGTATATGACCAAATTAATGATTGGGTCAGTCCTAAATAAAAACAATAAAGAATATTTTAAAGATAGTAAGAGTTATTGGTCATGAACACATGGAGAACAATAATAATGAGTGATTTGCATCTTGGTGCACGACAATCACAAACAGATAAGATTATCAAATTCTTGGAAGAAAATGAATCTGAGACATTAATTTTAAATGGTGACATCATTGACGGATGGGCACTTAAAAGTGGAGGAAAATGGAAAAAAGAATGTTCCAAGATATTCCGAAGATTTATGAAAAGGAGTGAAATGGGTACAAAGGTGGTTTACCTCAGAGGTAATCACGATGACTTTTTAAAACCATTTGTTCCGTTCTTCATGAATAACATTCAAATTGTAAGAAAATATACACACATCGGAGCTGATGGTAGAAAGTACTACTGTTTCCATGGAGACGTTCTTGACTTTGTGATTATGAAAGTAAGATGGTTAGCGGTACTTGGCGGTATATCTTATGACTTTGTAATCAAATTGAATACGATGTATAATTTCATCAGGAGGAAGTTTAATCTACCTTATCATTCTTTGGCGAATGATATTAAGCAAAGTGTTAAGGGTGCGATTAATTTTGTTTCTGACTTTGAAGAAAATGCTAAAGGATTAACAAAAAGTAAGGGCTGTGATGTTGCGGTTTGCGGTCACATACACCAACCAAAGTTAACTGAAGATTATATGAATTCAGGTGATTTCTGTGAGAACTCAACTTGTTTGGTTGAGGATTTTGAAGGTAAATGGTCGATAATTAATATGGGTTAATGATTGTACCCATATTCTGAGCTAAAAACAAATCCTTGACCATCACCACAATCAAAGAAAGAAGATACTTTAGGTTCTTTATTGTACATTTGTTTGTCAGGTGACAACATTTTAAACAAAGTTTTAACCTCGGAATCTATCTCCATTTGTTTTTTTGTTGATAAACATTCTGATGTGTAAAAATCAACAACATAACTATAACCTAAAAATAGTTCCATATTTTCATCGGCAAATAAATCTCGAACCTCAAATTCAGTTAATTCAGGGTATTGAGGTATGATTAATTTTTTAATTACAGTTTCTATTTGTGGAATAAGACTCATATCAGTTATAAATACTACTCAATTATACAATTTCTTGGATTTTAAGGTTATACGCTTTACTGAACCACGCATTAATTACTGTAATCATAATTTTATCAATAAATTCTTTACCAAACTTTTTGTTAAGAGTTGACTTAACCTCATCACTAACATACATGGTCGATGTTTTTATATCAAACAGGAAGAACTCATTCGCCCACGTCTGTTCTACTTTATCATAATAAAGATAAGGGAAACTAAACTTATCTTCAATGAACTTCACTATGTGTTTTTCAATTGTTGTCATAACTTTAAAGATAATAAAGATTCATTATTAAACAAATATCTATATATTTATTATCATGAGATTAGATGAAAACATACTTAGAATAAAGGAAGTTATGGGATTGATTACCGAGGCGGAAGTAAATCCTCAAGGTGTTGAAATTAATCTTGGTAACTTATTTAAATCAGGTAAATATATTATAACACCTGAAATTGGTACTAAAATTAATTCTGCTATTAATCAAATCAAAGCATTTATTACTAAAAATCCAGGTAAACCTGTTGTAGTTACAATAGAATCATCGGAATCAAAAGTACCTAATTATGACAGAGAAAAATTCCCATCAACTGGGAATAATGAGGTTGATTTTACTAAAGAGAAAAAAATGGTGGTTGGAGCACTATCAAAAATTAGGGCAAATAATTTATCAACATATTTAAAACCTAAATTACCTAAAAGTGCTCAAATAGTTATCAATGACAAGGGTGCTCAAGGACCTACTTGGGATGGCGTGAATGCGGATGCTGAAAAATATACTCAAAAACAATATGTTAAATTATTTGCAAAACTTAACACTACCCAACCAACAACAAGTACGCCTAAAACAGACCCTAAATTTTGTACACAAGAAATAGAAAGTTCTGGTGGAAAGGGAAACCCAAGTAATGGTTTTATCTCCGAGGTAAAAACTATTGAACTAGGTGAAGGTGAAAATACATTTAAATTCTTTATTGATTCTATAAGTGTACCTGATATTATGATTGTTGAATATAATGGGGTTACACAAACTACGGGATTTGTTGGTAGTGATACTGAATTATACCAAACTTTATTAGGGACTATAATTTATAACCGTTACGATAATTGGGGTAACCCAAGACCGTGGTGGTTCAAAAACCTTAAATTAGTTGGAGTACAACCATATCACGCTGACCAAGTTTTAAAAAAATATTCAGGTGATTGGACACCTGATGATTTATCACACATCTATCCAAAGGCTCCTAAATTAAGTACTACTTTTTTTCAAACAATGACTAAAAATCCTGACGAATATGTTGGGAATTTTAAAGTATATAAATTAGGCTACGATTCAATTAGAACGATGGCGGCGGGAGTTGATGCTTGGAACGGTCCATCAAGTATAACTATTAATAAAGTTGCTGGTGTGAATACTGCCAAAGTTACTATCATTGGATTGATAGGTCAAACAAAATGGAAATTATATGTTAAGTGTGGTAACATTGCACCAATGTTAACAACTGCGGGTGGTTCAGGTGGGGATGCTTAACTTATTCGGTGAAAACTGTTGAATACTAAAAATATTATTAGTATTATTCATTGACCACACCAAAATGGTGTTTTTACGTCTATCGTGTAATTTACAAAACTACTTATCATTATGAGATTATTAACTATTTTATTTTTGACCCTATTAACGTCAATAGGGTATACACAGTATTGCCCTGCATTAGGTCCTGACCAATTACTTCCATGTGGTGTTGGTACAACAACATTAACCGCTGACCTATCCCAATGTGGTGGAGGTGGGGCAAACCCAAATCAAACAACAAACTACGGTGTAACTAATATACCTTACGTTGCTCAAACAAACACAGGAACAAATTTGTTTATGACGGATGACTCCCAACAAGGGCCGTTCAGTATTGGATTTAACTTCTGTTTCTTTGGTACGACATACACTCAATTCTATGTTGGCTCTAACGGGTGGATTTCATTCGGAGCGGGACAACCAACAACCTTTACGTCTCAACCAATCCCAACAGGTAATGGTTTGGTACCTAAAAATTGTATCATGGGTCCTTGGCAAGATTGGCATCCTGGTCTTGGAGGTCAAATAAAATACCAAGTTCAAGGAGTTGCACCATGTAGAAAACTTGTAGTTAGTTGGATTAACATGCCGATGTTTTCATGTACAGGTAATCAAGGTACATTCCATATTGTAATATATGAATCGTCTAACTATATTGAGAATTATATTCAAAATAAACCTGCGTGTTTGCAGTGGCAAGGTGGGACTGCGACACAAGGAATTCATAATTCATTAGGTACTATTGGTATTGCGGTTGCTGGTAGAAACTCAACTGCGTGGACAGCAACAAACGATGCGTACAGATGGACACCAAGTGGTCCTGTAGTTACACCAACATTAACTTGGTATCAGGTAGGTAATCCAACTCCAATAGGAACGGGACCAACAATTACGGTGACACCACCTGCGGCAGGAGCACAATATACTTGTAAATTTGTTTATCCTATTTGTAACGCGGGATGGTCAAATTGTAATTTAAGTACAGGTAACTTAGGACCCGATACGGTCTTTGTTGTGCCAGGTCCACCAAACTTACCACCACCAATTGTTACGACATTCAACCCAAATTGTGAGGGTAGTTGTGATGGTGCAATCAATGTGGTTTCAAATGGAGGAACAGGTGTAAGTACCATTTCTTGGAATGGACAACCACCATTATTTACATTAACCAACTTATGTTCGGGAATTTATTCATTTACTATTGTGGATGCGGCAGGTTGTAATGTTTCAGGTACGGCAACTTTAGTTAATCCACCACCTGTAATCGCAAATCCAATCATTGCGTCAGATACGGTATGTTATCAGTCAAACAATATGGTATATACTACAACTGATTTAGGTGTGGGATATACATATCAATGGTCATCTGTTGGTAATATTGTGTCAGGTCAAGGGAATGATACGGTTGTTGTTGATTGGTCAGTATTACCTGCGGGGTTTATACCAAATGCTGTTGACATGATTGCCGTCAGTCCAAATGGATGTTTAAGTTTCCCCGTATCGTTTGACATCACAATATTCAATGTACTTCCTGTGATAACACCTGTTGGACCATTCTGTTCTAACGATGAGTTCACTACGTTAAATGCAACACCAATAGGCGGAGTATTCAGTGGAACAGGGGTAATGGGTAATGACTTTTATCCGTCTAATGCGGACACATTAAACAATATTATCACCTACACCTATACTCAAAGTGGATGTATCTTTGATACCACTACGGACATCATAGTATATGAGCAACCAATCTTATCTCAAATCACTCCATACAACGAGTTCTTTGAAGTTTGTGACGGTGATTCAATACCAAGTATATATAGTGTAACTTCAACCGTTCTTGGTGGATATAATGAATGGACATTATTGGGTAACACAACTGAGTCGGATAACTTTAACATTGCTTGGGATGCATTTGGAACATTTGTATTATCAGTTGTAAGTTATGTTAATGGATGTGCATCACCACAACAACAAACAACAATCACAATTGCTCAATGTCCTCAAGAATTATTATACATTCCAAATTCATTTACACCTGATGGTAATGAGTTTAATAATACATGGAGACCCATAATTACTTCAGGGTTTGATAACACAGAATACCGAATGACGTTATATAATAGATGGGGTGAAATTATATGGGAATCTCAAGACATCAACGAAGGATGGGATGGAACTTATAATAATAGTATAGTTCCTGTTGGTTCATATGTTTGGACGGTACAACTCAAGGCGTTAAAGACCGATTATAGACAGATATTGTCAGGTAGTTTGAATGTTTTAAAATAATCTTAACCCTCACAGAAATGTGGGGGTTTTTATTTAGTAAAGTATTTATTAATATGAACTTACGAGAAGACATAGAAAGAATTCAAGAGGTAATGGGTATTGAGGTATCAAATCTATTCAAACGAAAAATGCATATTGTTGACCGACTAATATATACTTTGATTGAAGATTCAATGTATCCATGTGATTATGATAATGAGGAAGAGTTTTATGAGGGAGTTATTTATGAACTCAGTTGGTTAGTTAAAAACAAGGACTTTGGTTTAGATGATGTTGAATGGTTAGATATCTATGATTACATAACAAATTTCAAAGAAGAAGAACTCAAAGGTTATTATAAAGAACGTTGTGGTGACAAAGATGTTTAAGAACGAAAATATCGACCTTAAAAAATGTTTGTTGTTTATCAAAATTATACTTAACTTTGTACACTATGGGAAAGATAATATTAGAATTTGATTCATTTGAAGAAAAAGTTGAGGCAAACGATGCACTCAACGGTACTAAGTGGAGACTCGCAATGTGGGACTTAGACCAAGTATTACGTTCTGTGGTAAGGAACGATGTCAGTATGTTTGGTAATTACGAAGCATCTGAAGAGGAATACAAAATTGCCGAAAAAATCAGGGAAGAGATGAGAAAGATTTTGAATCAGGCTAATCTTGATTTAGAAGATTAAAGTATTTAATACTATGAAGATTATTGTCACCAAGGAACAGCATAATATTATTAAGGAGGCGTTAGGTGTTCCTGATTCAATTTTAGATGCTGCGGAAGAACTATATGATGTATTTGCGGATAACTTAAAGAGCATTACAGATAAAGAATCATCTTATGAATTTAGAGATGATATTGATGTGGTATTGGGTGACAAGAAGAAGATTACAATTGATGGATATACTTTAGAGGTTGAAATTGAAGAAGTTGATGATTTCCACGAAAGAGTTACTCCTGATAGAAACGTAACAATATCTTCAATGGGTATGTCACAACAATTTAGATTTAACCGTGACACCATGATGAAAGAAATACAACCATCAACAAGTGCTGGATTCAATATTGTTTATTATGCTTCACCTGAATGGGAACCTCAAGATTTGTATGATGAATTCATTAGAGAGAAAAGTAAAAGTATTGGTTCTTTAGCCCATGAATTAAAACACAAATACGATAAACAAGCCAAACGAATTGATTTAATTGGTAAAGACGCTGAATATAGTGCGGTAGATAAACTACCATCGTTTCACGTCCCTGAGGTTGATGACCAATTTGTTCGTTATTTGTATTTTACAGATGGAACTGAGGATTTAGTTAGAACAACAGAGGTTGCTTCCAACATGAGAAGTGAAGGTATTAGTAAATCTCAATTTAGAGAATTCTTACAAAACAATAAAACCTTTAAAACTTTGGTCGATATTAAAAACTTTACCTTTGAAAAATTAATCAAAGGGATTTACAATAATCTTGACACAGTTGATAAAATCTTTGATGCTATTGATGTGGATACTGATGGAATGTCTGATAAAGATAAGGTGGAAAAGTTCTTGAAAATAATTTATGTCAATCTTTCCAATATGAAATTGCGTACATTTGAAGATTATGTTGGTAGTAGTGAAAATATGTTCGCACAATTTCTTAGAGCGATGGGACAACTAGGTATTGCCGATGATGAAGAAGAGATTAAACTTAACAAGATTAAAACAAAATTTCAAAATCACGTTTTAAAATATAGAGATAATCCAATACAATTCTTTAAGAGTGAAATAGACCGATTCCATAGAGTTTCAGACCAAGCAATGAAAAGAATAAGTAAACTATATGCGATGGCAAAAGACGATACAGAAATGACAGAATCGATTATTGATTGGGAACTTCACAGACAACTGATGGAGAAGAAACACGGGAAACGACCAATAGAAACTAATTTTAAATTTATTAGTGAAGATAGAGAATCCAAAATTGAAAACATCAGACAATTAATAAAAGACCCTAACCAATTTGAAACAATGGTTAAAGTAATGGGTATTGAAAATATAATTAAAATTGCTTATGATGGCGACATAATTAAGTTCAGTGAAGACACAACTACTCCACTTGCTTATATGTCTACAGACAGAATGAATTTATATATACATAAGGCGTTAGTTGATGAACTTGGACTAAAAGACATAGGGTGGGCTGGTCGTAATGAAAAAGAATTAGGTAAATTCGCATATGGTTCCAAGAATGGTCTGAGATACGCATTCAACGCTACATTAGCTCCAACAAGACTTCCAAGACTTCATAACCAAAACTATTATAGAGTTGTTGGAACAAGTGGTGATTCAGGATTTGGTTATAGTTTTATTAATAAAAAAAACATATTAGGTGTAAGATATAGGCAACAAATCTTCAAACAGATAATTGACAAATACGATTTATCAAAATACATGAATGTGAAAACTTTTTATTAACCAAACCCTCACATAAAGTGGGGGTTTTTTTGTATATTTGTAGTATGAAGAAACTACTTAAACACATAATCATACTTGCAATCGTTAGAAATGAGAGAAAGGCTCAGATGATTATCGATATCCTATACGACCAAACAACAACAATAACCAAAGACAATAAGGTTGTTGTGATGAAAGGTGAGACTAAAAATGTTATGACACCACCGAACAACAAAAGACAAGAAGTTTTGGACGCCATTCAGTTCCTCAAGAATAAAGAAACAAAGACCAAAGCTGACCGAGAAAAGATTCAAATGTTGGAAGTGGTTCTTAAAACCGTATAATGGTTTTTACTAAGATAACTCGTTGTGATATGGAAATGCATATTGAAAAGATTCTGTATAATCTTCATTATTTGCCATTCTCTGAACCATATCAAAATCAGACATAGCTCTGTTGTAGAAATCTTTACCTCGTGATACAATCTCAGACCTCAAGTCACCCCAACTATCATCACCAACATTATAAATGTCATCACCCCATTTTTTCTCAAGAGCTTCTATTTTTGAATAGAAGCATGTTTTAAGTGCGAGAAGTACATCTGAATCTATACCACAATAACGATTTAGATTCAAGAATATATTTCTTATCCTTTGATAATCATTATCTGATGGATAGTCCACAAAATCAATAACTTGCCAAAAGAATTTGTCCATATGAACTGCGTACCATTTTTCGTCTCTAATTTTAACATTATCATCAGGTAGTTTGAAATCCTTAAACAACGGAAGACAGGTAATAAAGTCTTCGGTCTCTTCTTTTAATACTTTTCTGATGGATTCTTTTAGGTTCATATATGATAAATACTATAATAAATAAAAAAGGGGGTTGGGGGATTTGATGCCAGCCACACAACGACAGATTTACTGTTCTTCCTCAACAGGTTCGGTATACTTAACACGAACAGGTGCGACAAATGACATATCGAAGTTCTCCAACTCCAATTTCATTTCTTCTATTTCTTCTTTAGAATAGAATGGTGCGAAGTACGGTCGTTGGTTAAACGGAACATTATCACGGTTATCCCAAACCCTCCAAGCTTCCTCATATTCGGGTATTGTTCTTACCAAACGATTGTGAGACAACCATTTTTCATGGTCCTCAACGGTGGGAACATACATAACATCACCATAGTTATCAATGTCGCCCAAATTAGGATTGTTAGAAACCACATCGACAATCCCTTCATCACCATTGTATTGGTAACACAAATCCTGAAGAGTGTAGGTATTGTAGATATAATTCTCTTTCCAATTACGACCATAAGAGCGAACATTACAGAGATAGAAATACCCATCCTTATAATTGTGAATGCGACAATCAATTTCGTCTCGCATTTTAACAAGTTCCTTTATTGTAAATTCCTCCTTCGTCATAATAAAGCAAAGATACAAAAATATCTTAATACTACAATTTAATTTATGGGAATTGTTAAGTTGTCAAAAATGGTAACGGAATCAATGTCGGGGTAGAATAAGAATTTAATTCTACTTTCATCAGCATCAGGAATAATAGATTTAATCATGGATGAGGTTTCCCTCAGCATATAACTATTCATTTTAACATCAACTCTATTGTCCATGAGTTCACAGAAATGTGATGGGGAAACATATATGGAAATACGTAACTCAAGATTAAAATCCCTATCTTTAGAATACCTACGAACTCTAACAGGTTCAACCTCCGATACGTTAATAATAAATGGGAACATCTTCCTCATATATTTGTCCAACATTTTAGTTTCGGTTTCCATATGGATAATGATAATGATAAAATATATAACATCCAACATCCTATTGATTTTACGGTAAATAAGTTTTAAGTTTGTAGGAATGGAACATCAGTCATCAAATCAATCACGGTCAAGAAACGGAAACGATTTCGAGAAGGTATTCACCGAAAGGACGGGGATTACCAAGATGAAGAAGAAGGACAAACCAAGTTTCATTAACTCTCACGGAATACACCAATTAATTGATTTTGACTTCGCCACAGAGATTAACGGTACCAAAGTATATATAGATGTCACAACAACATATAGAAGTGACAGACAGAAACAAAAAGCATACAACGCATTAATGATGAAGAATGAAGTGAATGTGAACTGTAAGTTCTACATGGTAATCAAATCATTAGTGGAGAACGGTAAACCAAAGACCGTAAACTTATTAGAGGGAATGGATGGGGTGATGGAGATAAATGATTTTATTAGCTTAATTAAATAGATGGAACCAATATATAGAGTTGTTAGACATAAATTATATGAAAAGTGTAATTTGAAATATGAGTATTTTACCATACAAAAACAGGTAAATGTTTTGTGGTTTAAATGGTGGAGAACTATTAGTGGAACAGATTCTCATCATGAATATTCCAGTACATATAACATAACATTTGATAATGAATCGGATGCTATATCAGCAATAAAGAAATTACAAAACGGAAACATACCTGAAGGGTGGGTATCGGAAGTATCAACAATATTAGATTTTAACAAGAAAACATAATGGCATTTTTAAACGCAAACTTACCAATAATAAACTGTTTAATAAGGAACGAATTTTTATTTAACCATAAAAAAGGAATTGGTGAGTTCACACCATGTGATGTTCATTCGGTGGCATCAATTCAAGGTAGGACACCTTTATTTGAGGCGTTCTTGGAAAACGGAGTTAATTGGACAAGAAGACCAATACATGCATTTGTATGGAAAGAAGATGCTGAAGTATTAGATTTAACTGAATACATCTATTGGGATTGTTTTAGTCCTTACATTGACGTAAAAGTTAGGGAGAGACTATCGGGGTTAAGAGCAGATTTAATATCCATCACAGGGGTTAAAAGACAGGGGACATATCTATTCACGCTTGATTGGTCTCACGAAAATAGAAACAATCTTGATTTGGGGTTTTCTGAAACACCTGAACACAAATGTGGGCACGTATTTAAAATGGATAATGGGAATTATTTTATATATCCTAACAACAGGATAATTTGGTTTGATAGAGCTTGGACATTTAATAGGATAGATAAGAATCCTGGATACGAAATAGATTTGAATATTTATTCGGTGGAGAATAAAACATATCACTCAACTGATTATTCATATATGACAGAATTTACAAAAGAACAAGATAATGATTAGTTTAGAAACATATAAGGAGTTAGAAGAGAACGGTGTGTATATTCATTACATTCCTGAACATTATAATGATGGTACCAATCTAAACTTTTCAATAGAGTTTCGTAAATACAAAACTCAAACAGGATGGTATAATGACAACCACGAGTTTGGGGATGTATTAGATACAATGACTTCATCCATATTATTAGCCAAGTGGTATTTGGAAAATCCGAGAAGAATAGAACTAATCAATGGTAGTATTACTGACCCTGAGCATTATCAGTACGGTGAAGACCTTATGGAGTTTTTAAATCCTATTTTTAAGGTTTGAGAAAACTCGGTTAGGAAGGAGAGAAAGACCTTATGGATAAACGTCATTACAATAGATGGTCTGATGAAGACTTAAAAAAAGAAGCGTTAAAGTATTCAACATTATCGGATTTCAAAAATAACGCTAGTTCACAGTATAGGCAATCTTTAAAAAGGGGTAAAGAATTTTTTGATAACATAACATCTCACATAACAAGAAAATGTGCGAATCTTTCTAAAAATGAATTAAAACAAATTGCTTTGAGATATGAATATAAAGGAGAATTTCAAAAATATGATAAAGCGGCATATCTTTCGGCGTTAAGAAGAGGACGTGAATTTTTTAACGACATTACTTCTCACATGAAAAATAAGTTAAATTATTGGACTGATGAGATTTTAAGAAATGAAGTACTTAAATACCAAACGAAACTTGAATTCAAAAAAAACAATTTTAAAGCGTATCAGGCTGCAATGTCTAAAGGTAAAAATTTTTGGTATGATGTAACATCTCATATGGATAATAGTCATTTTACAAGATGGACCAAAGAATTATTAACACAAGAAGCTTTGAAACATAATACTTTAACTGATTTTAAGCAAAAAAGTAAAGGTGCTCATAGTGCTGCAAAAAAAATAGGTATCGATTTCTTTAATTTAATAACTTCACATATGCCACAACCTAAAAGGTGGACCTACGAAGAATTAAAAAATGAAGCCTTGAAATATACCACAAAGTCAGACTTCCGAAAAAACAATAGGAATGCATATCAAGTTTCAAAAGAAAGAAAGATATTAAATGATATTTGTACACACATGGAAAAAATAGGTAGCAAATACTCAAGAATTATTTATACGTATGAATTTTCCGATAATAGTGTTTACGTAGGATTGACCTACAAACCATCTCAAAGACATAGTGACCACATGAGCAAAAAAAATTCTGCGGTTTTCCTTTATATGGAAAAAACAGGGTTAGTACCTATAAAAAAAATAATGACCGATTTTTTAAATAAAGATGATGCATCTGAGATGGAAACTGAAATACTGAACAAATACCGTAATGAAGGATGGAAAATTTTAAATCGTACTAAAACTGGAGGGTTGGGTGGATTTACAAGACGTTGGACACCCGAAAACATAGAAAAAGAAGCACTTAAGTATGATACACTAACTGAATTTTATAAAAATTCACGCGCAGTAACTGTCGCCGCCAAAAAAATAGGTGAAGACTTTTATAAAAAAATTATTTCTCATATGAAACGAACTACAGTTTGGACCGAAGAACTTTTAAGAGAAGAATCCCAAAATTATAAAACTAGAACTCATTTTGCAAGGGGAAGTACGAGCGCATATTATACTTCTAAAAAGAGAGGATTATTAGATAAGTTTTTTCCGAGAAAGAAATGACCATCACTATAATGGTGGGGGTTTTTCATTATTAAAGTATTTATTAATATGAATCTAAAAGAATCCATAAGAAGAATAATAAGAGAAGAATTTAAATCGAAATTCTTTATTAGAAGAGTTGATTTAGATTTAGCTAAAGACATGCTTCCAATTAATGCAGAACAAGTATACCATGAAACTGAAAGTTATGAGCAATTCAAATATGAATTAACTTTAAGGGTTGTGGAAGCAATTATGTGGAATAAGTATGAACTTGGTTGGGAAGATTTACCTGAACAAGAAGAAATAGAATACGTGACTAAACTTTCGGATGCATTCGAGAAAACAATTAAACGGTTATATCATATTTATCATAATTAATAATACAATTCATTCACTCACTACAAAGGGAGACTCCATTCGGGTCTCCTTTTTCGTTCACTCATGTATTGTATTATTTATCGTAACGGCCATTACGGTAATCCACATTACGATAATAATGCGTCATAAAAGGAACAAAACATATATACTTTGTCCCTTATAAGACACATTAAGTTAAATGAGGGGTGGGGATTAATAAGGGTATGAAACAGTACGAGCATTCGTATTGAATACTCCATTAATAATATTCAATAAAGGTTTACTCCAAATATTGATATCACCGAATAAACTTTCAAGTCTTTCATACATTTCCTCAGATAATACGATGAGGTCAAACTCCTCGTCACTTACGTCAGGACTATTTTGGCAAGGTTCAGGTAACTCATCTTTAAGTTCCTGAGGATAATCACCATTATCATCGTAATACTGTCTATTAACCAATTTAAATAGGTAGTCATCGTATTCCCTATCAGGTAGAACAAACCCTATGGCATAAGGGTCACAACATACACCCATACCACAATTAAAATCAGCCCAATTATAATAACAATTATCAAATCCCTCAAAAGAAATATCAATGTAGTTGTGAATAACTTTAGTAAGTTTAGATTCTGAGATAGTTACTTTCATATAAAATAAATATAGGTCAACAACCTTATATTCCCTTACGGTAATATTCTTTCAGATTACAGTTATACTTTCAGGTATAATACCGTTCGGTATAATACAATTACATCTCTATAAAGGATATGTGGTAATAATTAGGACATATCCTAAACAGTAATGTATAATTGTTTTACATGATACGGTTCTCATGTATAGAAAGTTTACATACGGTAAATTTAAATGATTTTACCGTTTACTCTAAATCTGACGGTAAAATATTTGAAGATATAAAAAATATTAATATATTTGTATCATTAACTAACAATAAGAACAATGAGTATAGAGATTACTTTACCACCATTTGATGAATCAAGTGCATTCCACAAAGCGGATACGATTGATGGTCAATGGTTATCATTGGTCAAAACTGAAAGGGAATGGCAAAAACAAAAACTGATTGAGATATTCGGACATGAAAACGCAGGACCAAGATGGCAATACATGAACGGATTGATTGATATGGCATTACGATATATTGAATTAACTAAAGAGGAAGAATAATATTAAAATAAGAATGTTTTGTCTTAACAATATTTATACTATATTTGTACTATGATGACTACAATACACTCCATGACAGAAGAACAGGCGATTAAGAACAAGGAACGTTTTAATTCCAAACGAGAACAGATTAAAGAATCCGACATAGCACTATGGAATTATTTGTGCGGGGATGGAGATACCCAACACCTGTTTGACTATTACGAACTTTTAGAACAAGGTAAGTAAAAAAATATTTAAAACCTCACTGTAATGGTGAGGTTTTTTTGTATATTTGTATTATGTTAGTTCGCGAGTGTCCATCATGTAATAGTAATATCACATATTCTAATAAGGATAATTTTAATAGTGCCAATAAAAAAGGTAGTTTGTGTAAAAAGTGTGCCGAGGCAGAGAAACACGGTAGAAAAACTATTACGGACATAAATACATTTTTTAGACTCTATAGCGAAGAACGTAGAAGTGTGGAGGATATTGCAAAACACTTTGAAGTGTTACCTAGCACTGTTAAAAATTATGCCAACCATAATAAAATAAACAGACGAGATTACGATATTATTATGGAAAAAGAAGGTAAAAAAAGGTGTCATGGATGTAAATCTTTTTATGTCTTTGATGACTTTCATAAAAACAATAACACTAGAGATGGATTGGTAACCAAGTGTAAAAAATGTATGTGTGAGAAATCAAATGATTATAAAGATAAAAATCTTGAACGAGTGTTAAAATCTACAAAGGAATATTCAAAACGAATGAAAGAAGAAAATCCTGAGACCTTTAAAAAGTGGAGAAAAACCGCTAAAAAAAATTACTTAAACAGTGAGATTGGTAAGTGGGATAGTAAATGTCGTTCTATATTAAAAAGAGCTTTATCTAAAATGGGTTTAACTAAAAATGATACCACTAACAAATTATTAGGGTATTCACCTAAACAACTTCTTGATTATTTAAAAACTTTTGATTTATATTATGAGGGTGGATATGAAGTTGACCACAAAGTACCTATTAGTTATTTTAAATTAGGAACTCACCCAAGTATCATTAATTCATTATGTAATTTACAATTAACCACCATTAAATATAATCAAAATAAAAGTAATAAGTTTGCCGACCCAATTACTATTGATTATTATGATAATATTAAACTACATATTAAAGAAGAATGTCTTAATAAACTTATTGTGAAATAATACATTCCATTCACTCACTACAAAGGGAGACTCCATTCGGGTCTCCTTTTTCGTTCACTCATGTATTGTATTATTTCCCCCGCCTAATAGTCGGGTCCCCACCTAAACGAATAGACAGGTGAGATGTGATGTAGTGGATTATATGAGATTACATATAAGATAAGACCTTCGGTAAGAATTATATGTAATAAGATATAATCCATAGAGTGTGGGTCAGGGATGGACTCGTAAGATAAGACCTACGGTCTATAATTAGAGAGTCCATTATTCTCCCACTTTCCTCCACTACGAGTTGTCTCCACTACGAAGGGACATAGATTGTCCACCTAACGAGGGGGTTTAATAACAAGTCGGTTCCCTCGTTGAAGGGGGATAAAATCCCTCTGAAACACTCCCTACGGTCGTTTCCCCGCCCTCTACACTTAGTGTTCCTTTTTTATCTGGAAATCGTATATAGTAAAAAAATGGTCCTCCTGATAGTGTCAGGGGGAAAAAAGTGGTCTTAATACTATCGTAATAAAGGAAATGGTGGTAGAAAGTGGGGGGAATTAGTACATAGGTGGGGAACCAAAAACCCGTCAAGGGATTATCCCCAATGCAACGAGTCCCCTGACATTTTGACATTTCCAAATTTTTACCCCTAAAGTTATCAACAATCGACATTTATTTTCCCCCCTGACATAGTGTCATGTGGATAACTTAATTGTTAATAACTTTATTTTTATATGTTCCCCAACTATAATTAACGTCATGAAGTATGTACTGACAGAAATAGATGACAGGATTAGAGTGACCATCTCTAATGACGATAAAGAAATAGGTCTCCTTTATTTCGAGAAGGCTAAACTCAACTTTACAAATAAACCATTAAGCATGG